GATCTCGACCTCTACCGATTCGCTACGATCAACTGCTAGAAAAAAAACCAAAAAAAAGGAAAAAAAAGCTAAAATTAGGCTTGCAACCTAGCCGATAAGGGTTATAATAAGGGCATACAAGAGAGAAACAATCAACAACAAGGAATCACGATCATGAAACTTCTCACCAAAGCCATCGAAAACAAGATCCCCGCCATCTACGCCCAAGACGGCAAAGGCATGCAAGCCATCGTTCACGTCAAGTTCTTCGCAGGTGCGGCAACTTGGTACATCACCGAGTTCGATGGCAAGGACACCTTCTTCGGATGGTGCGACCTGGGACATGGCCCTGGGATGGCTGAACTGGGCTACGTGAGCAAGAGCGAACTGGAGAGCCTGACCTTCGGCTTCGGCCAGAAGGTCGAGAGAGACCTACATTTCGACCCAAAACCCCTGGAGGACTGCATCGCACAGAACGCATAAACATCCTGATCGAGTCTCTCAGATTTTACTCCTCCCTGGGTAGGTCTGAGAGGCTCTTATTTAACCTCTAACGGCACCAATACCAGCCTAGATACTATAGTATCTGCGCGCGCACGTAGTACATCGCGCGTAGGGGGGTGGGGGTAGGGGTGCCTCTTATTATTATCGATTTCTAACGAACTAGCTAGTTATCTCTTAGCGGCTAACATCTTCCTGCGAACAATCCGAGCCTACAGAAGATCTCTTTTAAATATCCCGAGGGCATCCCGAGGGGGGTAGGGGAGGGTGCATACAGCTGCACAACCGGGCTGACATTCCGGGGGGGACAGCACATCCCAATTTTAATACCGGGGGGGATGGTCAGGGGCCGGGAGGGAGTGAGGGGCTGAGAGAGGGGGCATACACATACACAATGAATAACAATAACGCATGGGGAACATACATAGCTAATACGTTACACATACATGGTACATACACATAGCTAACACATAGCACACACACATACACACATAGGGCACACATACATAGTACATAGGTAGTACACACGTACACACATATACATGATGATCATCAAAGAAATAATTTACACACATAACACATGGGGGTGACACATCAAAGCGATAAATAAGTTTACACATAGGGGGGAGGGGGGTGACACACACATCACACAGTACATACAGCGTAGCATGAAGCAAACAATCACATCACATTACACACAAACACATACAGCATACATACACATACAACATATGGTGTCTCGATTTCTGCAATGACATCGATTTGAAAGTGGTGTGTCCGGTTCTCAGTGCATGTCGCAAAAACTACGAGTGTGTATGATTTTTAATTTTATTTTTTAGTTTAGCGGGCGGGGTATTGTTGCCTCTGGGGGATGACATGGGCGGGGTTGCAAGGCGGGGCGAGGTTTGCACAATTGGGGGATAAGGAACCTTGACTATGTTATGGAGAACGAGGATGGCAATCATGCTACCGAACGAGAAGTGGAGACCATCGACAGAGATCACTGAGTTTGAAGATGCTTTGTTTTCAAAGTATCAGTTTGTGAGATATCGGGGGCACAGTTGGCATTGTGACGACAAGACTATTTGGTCTGTGATGAACGGTTGGGTCTATGAGACTAACGGGGACGAACTTGTCTTGATTCCAGGTACTGTTCCTGACAATGCTGCACAAGAAAAACTGTGGAGGCAGGGGGGCATCGATGCTATCTTGAAGATCCGTATAGCCAAGGATCGCCTCCTTGCAAGCTAACTCTAAGAGACGCATTCCTGATAATCCTGTGGAGGTAATCTCATGTTTCCAGATTTACTAGCTCAACAAAGAGGTGAAGCCGGTGTTGGCTTTGAATCCCTGTCCGCTAAGATGATCTATGCCTCCTCGATCTACATGGGGCAAGGTGTGCTGCACTTCCCTGAACTCGTTTATCAACTCTGCATCGAGACGCATATTGCACGACTCTCTGACGAGGACCGCGATGCAATACTTGAAGGACGTAGCATCGAGGAACACTGCAAGTTGTGCAACTTTGAAGCCTGGATCGCACTGTGGAAGATGCCCGTTCTGTTTGATAATTTGACAAGACGTGCATACAAAGATTTTCCTCCTATTACTCATGAACTACTGGCACCTGGATGCCCGATTGAGCAATGCCCGAATGCCCCTGGAACTGTGAAGACGATAGTCACTCGAATGATGCCGCACACTAACCGCTTCGGCTTCGTCAACGCGAATGATCCACCCGACTCCATCCGCTGAAAAATTCGTTAAATGCAGCCGTAATCGTCTACATTTTTCGTTGAAAATTTTTTTAAAATTTTTGAAATATGATCATATTTGGTGACGCACGGAAAGAACTTCCAAAGATACCCGCCGGATCGGTAAGTTCTATCGTGACATCTCCTCCATACTTTCAGCTACGGGATTACGGGGATGCTGCGCAGATCGGCCTAGAGAAGACTACGGGGCAATACTTGGTAGAGCTTGTGAGAGTCTTCAGGTCGGCCCGCAAAGCCCTCGAAGACACAGGGACTCTGTGGATAGTGATCGGGGATTCGTACATCATGGAGCGACCTGGACGCACTAGCAAGAACCTCGCAGGCATTCCGTGGAAGCTAGCCTTCGCATTGCAGGCCGATGGATGGATACTTCGCCAGGACATCATTTGGAGCAAGCCGAATCCATCACCTGAAAATTGTGCAGACAGATGCACTCGATCCCACGAATATATATTCATGTTCTCGAAACAAAAAAAATACTACTACGATCAGGCCGCGATTGCTGAAGACTCGTTGCATCCAGGGATGAAGATAAAAGTCAAACGTGGAAAGTATGCTGACAGCAAATCCGGCCAGGGACGAACCGGAGATTTTCAAACCAGACGCGACTTTGAATACACAGTCGGTGAAAAAAAGAATCGTCGATCTGTTTGGGAGATCACGACTAAGGCATTCACTGGATCGCACTTTGCAACGTACCCACCCGATCTGGTAAAATTGTGCATCCTTGCTGGCTGTCCGAAAGGTGGTACAGTATTGGATCCGTTTTATGGAAGCGGCACGACTGGAGTTGTTGCCGAGTTACTTGATCGCAAATGGATTGGTATCGAGTTGAATGAAGACTACAAACAAATTCAACACGATAGACGCGAACAGATCATGGAGGCTGTGGAATGGAAAGACAAGTAGAAGAGTTCAGCGGTAACATCGAAAACATTCAACTTCTCGTTATCGATTTTTTAGGTGACGAACCTGTCTGCGAACATGAAGAGTGCGAGTGCGGAATGGATCTGCCTTGGGCAGTGATCGCAGAGGTTGCAACCGACGAGTACGATGTCGACGAAGAAGATGATGACGAAGAGGAAACTGTTTCCGAAGTTATTAGTCGAGCGTGTTCTGTCGAAGCTGCCTTGATGTCGGCCCGCGAGTTTCAAGATGAGTGTGATGAAAAGTGGAGCATCCTTCTGACCGATGCGGCCAGCTATCTTTTTAAACTTGAAGCAGCGTTCTCTGTTGCTGCTAAGTCTGGGAATTTCAATTGGGAAGATCTGAACAATCTCGATTCAGACAATGATCAAGTCCATCCCCCAGGCGATCCCGAGATGAACTAAAACCCCTATAAAAATAGGGGTAAAAAAATTTTTAAAAAAAGTATCCTTTTAGGGTTGCAATGCCGATATAGGATGGTATACTTAGGACATAACAAACAACGCAACAAGGAAACCAAGACATGACCAAGAACGAGATCAAAGCAGGCAGCAAGTTGACGGTTTACCGAGTATACAAAACTGGCAACCTTTCCAATGAGGCAGTTGCAAGTCTGCCGAAGTATCACACCGAGATAACGGTGGAGAGTGTTACCAATTACGGTTGGAAGGGTACGAGCGTGGTCGTCAGCGGTAAGTTCAAGAACATCCCGCAACTCTGGATCACAGAGTTCATGGGCAAGACGATTTTAAAGACGGGGTGCCATCAAAAGACTAAGAGTGGGAACCAACTGTTTTACGAGTTGGTGGTCGTCGAAAAATAAATAAAAAAATTATCCTTTTACGGTTGACATGCCGATATAGGATAGTATAATCAAGACATAACAAACAACAACGAGGAACAAAACAATGCATCACGGAATTTGGAAAACTTTGACACGAAACATTCAAAACCTGTTGCACGGTGCAACGGAACGAGAGATGGCACAGTTCTTGGCGAACGCTGAAGAGGAAGGCGATGTGCATCGCATCGCAATCATCAAGAAGGTCATCCGAGAAGAAACAGCAGCACGAAAGGAATTCCTGGGGAAATGATTACATCCAAACCAATCACAGAAGAGAAGTTCCGAGAGATCTACGCTGACGCTAACATCCTCGATCTTTTTTACATCCGAGACGATTGTCGGCAGACGCTGAAAGATTATCCGAATCATCCGAACGAGACGCATTACCTCGATCAGATCCACTACGCTGTGAAGATGATTGAGGAGCATCGTCGCAAATTGGCAGAGTCATCAAACCGATACTGGAGTATGTACAAATGAAGGCAGACACCTACACAACTGAAGAATTGATTGATTCCATAGGGGCGCATGATAACTGGGACGAATTGCAAACGCGAGTTGCTGAATTCTTGGGGCATGACTGGAAGTATCGGAAGGGACAAAAGATAGCGGTAACAATGCCAAAGCATTGTACGCGAATCGACACAGAGACTAGCTATTCGTGGATTTAAACCATAGGGGGTACGAATGATTCCGTTTGCTGAAGCAGAGGAACGCATACAGTTAGCGTACAGCGTTCAAAAAAAACCCTCGAAGTTTTACTGGGCACACTGTGATTACAAGTGGTTGTGGGATCAGTATATCGCTGGCAGTGTCGGACTTGATCCAGAGGATGGGCTTAAACTAAGCCAACGATGGTTCCTGACGATTGAGGATGTTGCTACTAAGCCATTTCTTCACGTTGGAGTTCGCGGCCCGATCCGACAAGAGGCATACGAATGGTGGCAAGATGTAGCTCCTCAGTTACGAAACCATACGCTTTGGGAGTTCTTCAACGATCCCTATGATCCTAAAGAAAAGAAGTGGATCTGGATGTTTGACAGGATATTCAAAGGGTGCGAGGAACGATTCAGGAATCCGGCCCGCTGCCTCTGGCCCCCGTGTGCAGAGAAGTACAATTCGATGGACGAATCGAACACAACTTTCACCGAGTTGGTGTTCAACATTCCAATCCCAGGAGGATTGAGGACTCGCACACATTTTGAGATATACGGTTCAAACTTGCATGTCTATTCCGCACGACTAGCACATCAGTGTCCGAGTTGTGGTTTTCAGTGGGGAGTGACGACAAATAATCTTGATCAAGAATTTCCTATGAGAGACTTGACAGGATGATCCGATATCAGTTATGTTTTTTTTACTTAACCCTTTTGTGAGGTATTTAGATGACGACAGCGATAGACAAAAAGAAGGAAAGCAACCACATTGATCGGCTGTGCAAGGAACTAGGTTTCCCGACCACTGATCATATCCCGATGGAAGTGGTTGCTCGTTACTTGAATGTTTCGGTACGGCAAGCTAGGAATCTTGCATCCAAAGGATTCTATGGTGAGAAGTACGGTGTCAGAACTTGGTTGATTAGACGGGACGAAATCATCGAGTTCAAACCGAACAAGCCAAAGCTTGGTCGCCCTTATGGATCAAAAAAGAAGTGAGAACATTATGGCAGAAGAGTATGAAGTACGATTCGTGTATAGGGTTCTCAACAAAACTACGGAAGGTTATCAACTCCTAGAGGTCAAAGACAAGATCTTTGACATGTACCAAGATGTTACATGGACCGAAGGTGAAAACACTTATTGGCCTGTCGATCCAAAGGACGTTGAAGATTTGAGAAATAAGGGTGTTCTACTTACGGAGATCCGTGGACATCTGCACTTGGTTACTCAAGAGATTATTGGAACAATCTTTCGAGACACTTATCAGGATGCGTGTGCGGTGGCTAACCATTTACATGCGGAGGGAGACTTTTCAGTTATCAAAGTGACAACAACTTGGATGACAGAAGTCTTCGCAAAGTAGTGCAGACGTATGCACCAGATTCCCTTTCCATCTTGGGACAAGATGAAAACGATCATTCATGTTAATCAACACAAGGTTAAGTCCAACCAGAAAAATGGGAAGGCCGAGCCTGTGTTGACGGTGAAAGATTACAAAGAGAATCGATACGCACATCAAGCAGTGATCGTGGACAAAGAAGGCAACGAGATCGCACGGGTCGTGTACCGGCCCGACGATCCGCTTTCATGTGGCGCACGATGCTGGATCGAAACTCAGCACCAAGTGATCACTGATTCCTCTCAGCGTTCAGAGTAATCACTGCATCACGAACGTCTGGGAATCCGATGATTCGTCTGTGGTGCGGATACAGTAAGAATGTCGGGCAGGCGGGCAGAGAATCGTTGAAGCCTCCCTGGCGACCATAGGATGAATTGATCTGGTAGGATCCTGGCCGACAGACCCAGGTTTGCTTGCCGTGCATTATGCAAGCCTCGATGGCCGTTTCATGATGGTGGCATACTACGCCGACATCAAATGGTTCCGGCCCGAATCTATACCACTGTTTCGGGCTGTGTGTTTGGTTCATCTGACTACCGAAGCGATACTTGTGACGCCATGCAAGTCGATATTCTTGATCACCGACATACGCTGCGATCCGAGCTTCGTCACTGCTGAAAGAGATCCCGTGCTTCGCACAAATGGATGCGATCACATCCGTACCGGAGACCTGGGGAGTCCAGTCGTCATGGTTGCCTGTGATCACTCCAAGGATCTTGTCGGAGAACAGACTCAAGTAGTAATCGAATAGTTCGTACTGATCGCCTGGAGTAGTTCGGGCCGCGAGAACAGCAGCACGATGTTTGATATGGTTGTCGATAGAATCACCTCCCAGGCATGCGTACAGGCCGGGAGTGTTTGCAATCAACTCCGCATCCTCTCTCATTCGTTTGAGAGCTACGATGTTATTTCCAGCTATGTGCTGGTCACTAATAAAAGACACCGCGATAACCTCTTCGGGAAACTCTGCGATGTATCTGCCATCGTTCTTATGCTTGGCAATCTTGATCTCGTTTTGCTTTTCGTAAGCAGACCACACTTCCGACATCTCGACCTCTTGCGGTTCGGACTCCGGCTCGATAAAAAACTCACCGGCCCGAAGTCCCCGAAGTGTGAATCCCATCTTCTTGATTTTTTTGCGGACTGCATTGGAAGAGATGCCAAAGTAGTCAGCGAGTTCTCGCAAAGAGGTGTCTGGATGTTTTCTCAGAAGCTCTTTGATGTATTTCTCTTTTTCCTCGGACCACCTAAATCCTGGCGTATGGTTAGCCATTTGTTTGTGTCTCCTTACACTGAAGCTACAAGGTTCCACCTTGTTAGCTTGTTATTTTTTTCGAGAGTCTAGAATTTCCTCAACCATCGCAACAATGCGAGGACACCCCAAAAATCGTTCGATACAATCTCGATAGCAAAACGAAGCGGCTTGATCGTGGGCTATTTGCTCAACATAATCTTCACAAATCGAGTCATTCCCAGCGTGATGGGTTTCATGCAGGTAGGTTTCCAGAAATTCCTGGCCTACTAGATTATCCTTGATCCGTATAGATTTACGTTTTTTTGTAGGAGGGTCGGTGCTTCCGTCAGTGTCGCGAGGTAGAGCCTTGTCAAAAATAAGCCTCCACTTTTTCCATGCAACCTGTATAATCCGTTCTTTGTTCCCCACTGCGGTGCCTCCGTGACCTGGGTATATAACGATGAAGGAATTATCTCAAAACCTTAGCCGAAATGGAAGTCGATTATGGAAGGATCTCCATACAGCCCCCTAAAAGTGATACATCACCGAGAGCGGATAGATAGTATCAAGTCGGGTGTGCAGATAGTCCCAACCCAAGTCCAGCTAATTATTTCCGACTTGTGCAATCACGATTGTTCGTTCTGTGCGTATCGGATGTCTGGCTACACATCCAACCAATTATTTGCTGGCGACTCCGAACTTGCCAAGGTTGGGACTAACAATCCAAACAGAATGATCGAAGGCCCGAAAGTGTTCGAGATCCTTGACGACTGTCAGGAGATGGGAGTCGGAGCGATACAAGTAACAGGGGGAGGGGAGCCGACTGTACATCCAGACCACATCGAAATATTCAACGGAATATCGGACAGAGGTATGGGTCTGGGAGTTGTTAGCAACGGAGCGGTCTTTCGGAAGGGACTGATCGAAGCGTATCTTCGAGGGCAGTGGGTTCGATTCTCTATCGATGCAGGGAACGAGAACACCTACGCAGATATCCGGCGAATTGGAAAGCAACATTTCCATCGAACATGGAGAAACATCGACGACCTGTGTGCTGCTAAAAAAGAGAAAGAGGACTGCGATCTGATCATCGGGATTGGTTTTGTAGTTACCAAAGAAAACTGGAAAGAAGTTGTTGATTGTACGGCCCGAGCTAAGGAAGCAGGTGTGGACAACGTCAGGATCTCTGCGATATTTCAGGACGATGGTCTCAGCTACTTTGATGGATTCTATGATGAAGCGAAAGAGTTGATTCGAGAAGCCTCGAAGCTGTCCGATAAGAATTTCAAAGTGTTCAACAACTTTGGTGATCGGACAGAGGATCTAGAGCTAAAGAATCCAGACTACTCTTATTGTGGATATCAAGAGTTCAACACGTACATCGGTGGGGACTTGAATGTGTACAGGTGCTGTGTGTTAGCTTACAACGAGAAAGGACTGATCGGATCTATCAAAGATCAAAGATTCAAAGAACTGTGGGAGTCGGACATGAAGAAGCACAACTTCAATAAGTTTGATGCCCGAGGCTGTCCGAGGTGTATGTTTAATAATAAGAATCGAACTATTTTGTATGCGTTAGAACCTAAACCAAGACACGTTGACTTTGTATGAACTGGCTAGGGAAAGAGATCCTCAACTATTTAGATCCATGTGATTCTGTTTTGGACTTTGGATGCGGTATGGTATCCGCGACTGGAGTCATAGGAGCGAGGCATCTAGGTATCGATGCTTATACCAAGTACCTCGACAACTTATCGGATCGAATGATCACAATGATTGGAACTTTGCCAGGGGTAGTGCATATGTTTCCCGACAAGTCGTGGGACCATGTACTACTTCTCGATGTTCTTGAGCATTTAGAAAAAGAAGAGGCTTTGGAGGTAATTAACAAATCAAAGTCAATTGCAAGAAAGTATGTTTTTATAAACACACCCGAAGGGTTTGTGGAGCAGTCTGAAAACGATGACCTGGGTCACGGCATCAATCCTCTTCAAAAACATAGATGTGGGTTTCAAGAATGGGAACTTCTACAGCAAGAGTTTGAGGTGACTAGATTGCAGAAGGACACGGGCGACGACACTCCTGTGCATTTGTTTGCCAAGCACATAGTAGGTGCTTACTTTTACGGTGGAGGCTTTTCTGACGAGCCGAAGGAGGATCAATGAGTTGCCGAACATGTGGAAGTGTGACTGCATCGATATGCATTGCAACTAAAAACAAAGAGGAGTATCTTAAACGAGTTCTTGAATCTATCTATGCTCAGATAAATGATTCGCCACAGTTTGAGGTGATTGTCGTAGATGATGGATCCGACGACGAGACGTGGTGGATGTGTAAGCAGTGGGAACGATATGCAAATTTTAAACTTCACCGATTAGAAAACTCTCGATATCGAAATCCTTCGGTTGCTCGAAATCATGCGTATCGTTACGCGAAGGGCGAAATAATTATCGCCCAGTCCGATGACGTAATACACCGAGGGAATGCTATTCAAGATTTGTGCTACGCTTTGAACCCGAAAGAATTTGTTATTGCAACTGTGTTCAACATCGAAGGGGTTCCTCCAGAGTTTAATATTTTGATGGAATACACTAGCCCTAGCTACAGACGACCTTTCTTTTTTTTGGGAGCGTTGTGGAAGAAAGATCTGTATGCTGTTGGGGGCAATGACGAAGAGTTCACCGAACCGGGATACGATGACGATTGGTTCGGTGATTGTTTAATCCATGGGCTGGGATTAAAACCAGTCTTTACATCTCAAATTGTCGGCTACCACCAGAATCATCATCGACCTCAAGGTCTGAGTAGTTTAGTAATACCCTCGAAAGAGTTGTATGAACGAAAGAAAGCTCAGGCCGAGGCGGGAGAGATTAAGTGGGAGGCGTCAGGAGGACCGTGGTAGTGTCAAATAAGGTTACAACTATACCCAAGAGAATGTGTTTTTTTTGGGCGGGCGGGAAGATGTCGTGGCTACGGTATCTGACACTGCAAACTTTTTGTCTTCACAATCCAAGCTGGGAAACAACTTTGTATGTGTCGAGAAATTCAAAGTCCAAGAAGTCGTGGACATCGGAAGAGCAACAAGACTTCTGCGGATATGACGGGCCGGACTGGATGCATGATGCATACAATCTTCCTATAACAGTCAAAGCAGTTGATCTTCCAGAAAACTTGGATCCTGTGCATCAGTGCGATATGTACCAGTGGAAAGTGTTACACGAACACGGTGGCTGGTACAGCGACATGGATATCCTGTACATGCATCCTATGGACGACCTACTTCACAAGTGTGCGTCCTCTGATCTTGTTGCACCTTTGCCTTGCGGAGACTTTACTATTGGATTCTTGGGATGCAAGCCAGGACTAAAGTTTTTTGAGCTTATGTATAACAGTTGTAAAGACGGGGGTGAGCCTTCTCAATATCAAGATTTTGGCACCAACCGAATCTGTCAGATTTTAAAGATACGACCTCATTCCCCTGGACACTTCATGGCTCAACGGATCATGGAGAGGTACAACCATCGTCTTTTTACACCTTCTCCTGGGGAAGATGTTTACCCTTGGAACTGGAGAGGCATCGAGCAAATATGGGAGTGGAGTCATGAACTTCCTCCGAGTCAGGTGGGGATCCACTGGTTTGCCGGATCTCCTATCTCTCAGAAATACAACAATTGGCTTACACCTAAAAATTGGAAAGAACACCCATGCACCTTCACCAGACACTTGCAGGAGCGAAGCAAGATCCCAGGAATATGGGAACCCGAAAACTCTCGATCTTAATCACGACCATTCCCGACCGACTGGGAAAACACTTTCCCGAGATGGTCGCAGAATTGCAGGATCAGACCACGGGCCGCGAAGATGTGGAGATCCTCGCACTGATGGACAATCGAGTGCATACTGTCGGCACAAAGCGGAACCTGTTGATGGGAATGGCAACGGGCGAATATATTACTTTCGTAGACGACGATGATCAAATATCGACCGACTACGTCGATTCCATTTTGAAAGCTATAGGTTCAAATCCAGGGGTGGACGTAATACAGTACGATCTGATGCTTCATCATGGAGGTTTGCAACGTGATATACTTTGCACATACGATCCTCGACTAGTAACTGCCGGATATATCACCGAGGATGTTCATATTGCGAAGGGATCACATACTAATGTTTGGAGACGTAAATTGACCGAGGGCTGTCCGTTCCCTGACCAGGACTTCGGGGAAGACTCAGCCTGGGCCGAGAAGATGGCCGACAAAGTAGAGAGGTTCTATAAAATTGAAAAAGTCCTCTATCACTATTATTTTGACCCCATAGGATCCGCAACTCGATCAGAGTTCAGATCCATAGAGAACAAGCTACGGAAGGCTGTACTAGATGTCTCAGGCGACTCCGGCAATCATTACCAAAATAATGCCAGACGATGACAGGGCTGTCACCTGTCTCAAGCTCGCACAATGGCCCAGGACGCGATTATTTGGTCCGTGGGATTCCCAGGCCGCAATGTGGAATGAGTGCATTTCTAAGAGCAGTGGGCAGCATGTGATAATCTGTGACCAGTGGGCACGTCCTAGCAGGCAGCACATGGTGGAGCTAGTGACTTTGCTGGATTTTGGATATGGCTTTGTGGACATGGGGGATCACAGGTTGATCGGACTGCGTCGAGATGTAGAGTGTAGAATCGGGAAGTTTGACGAACAGATTGTTCGTAAATCAGACGCTGCTTGGGATATGTGCCTAAGAATGAGAGACGCCGACATTGCTATTTATAGAACGCACATCTGTCCGGTTGCTCTAGAGGCACGAGACTATGAGTGGGATTTGACCGACAACTATTTTGATACGAAGTGGATACTTTCATCGGCGGGCAAATATACAAAAAATAAAACAGACATTGTGGCAGATTGTAAAACCTCGTCAGTATTTTTGCCTTGGAACAAATCTGTCCTGTCCGACATTCCTTTAATGCATGAGGCACTCTAATGAAGTTTGACCTGTGGCGAATACTTGGAAACGATCTTCCCCCCAGACATCCGAAGGGGCAGACGCTTCAGAATTTGAAGTACATCCTTGAGAATGAAAAAGAGTTTGGCATGACCCGCAAGATGTGGTTGCTGAACCGAATCGTTGACAATCGAAAATGTATAAACATCGTCAACTTGTTGCATGAACACGGAGTTCCCAAAGAATGTATTTATCACATTCCTTTTTTCCGTGAGGAGTTCGATAGCCTTCCATCTGCCAGTGCGAAATTAAAATATATCACTAACGTAAATCGGGCACGCAATCATTGCCTCGATATTAGTTTCGATCATGGTGCAGATGTGTGTTGCCCCGAAGACGGCGGGATGTTTTTTAGAGAAGACGGTTGGATGCAGTTTCGCATGTTAGCAGAAGACAATCCTGAAGACGGGTACTTTGCTTTCCCAACATGGAGAGTTGCCAACATCGATACTTTTTTGACCGACCCGCCGATTCTAAAATCAGAATATGATTTCGGAACACACCGAAGCATTGGCATGACAGAGTTACAACTTGCATTCACAAAGCATCACGACAAAGAGTTCAACGAAGATTGCATGTATGGCAACGCCGACAAAGTAGAGTTGTTGTACCGACTTGGTTTGTTAGGGCTGTGGGATCACTGGGCACCAGAGATGAGAAAGAAAGCAGTTCAAGATCCTTCAAAGTTTTATGGTGAAGTAAAACTCATCGGATACATTTGCAGATTACCCTCCGGCAATCCCGAAGGTGATCGACATAATTTGTTGAGAGGTTCGCAAAGATCACAAGGTCTTCAAGATCTTTTAAATCATTTGGAAACAGTGTCAACCTAATTTCAATCATCCGAAAACGGAAAAATTACCTGTACGGATGTGCAGACATCTGCACTTTTCTAAAAATAGTTGAAAATAGTTTTCCCTTGTTTTATAGGGTTAAACCGCTATCGGCAAACTATTTTCTCAGATTGTCTGGATTTCTCTTGACAATGCTTCCGATAATGGTAATATTAAGAACATGAGAGTTGAGTGTGAGTTGAGTGACTCACTTACATGGAATGAAACAAGCGACATCACTCACGGGTCACGACGATTGAGTCGAGGAGAAGTACCCACCGGCTGGTTTCCAGTACGACAAAACTTCGAGAGTAGCAAGCTCAACGCTTCTGCAAAGTGTGAAAACATGAGGCATGATTCGCAAGATTAAAAATCCTCGACCGGAGTAGCTCTTACAGTCAAGCACCGGAGAAGTGAAGCGTTGAGTCTGCTACTCTCACACTCGATGGAGTGTATTGAATGGCTCGCTTGTGCAAGCGGCACTGATGTAACTTCTGAAAGTAAATGGACAATCGGGGTTCGACATGACGATGTTGAACAACCGCATCCTGAAACGTATTACAGCGTTTCACTTTCGGATGCAGTGTCGGGGGGTTGAACTCCCCTACGAGTCAGCCATCCAATACACTCCGAGTGGCTAAGATCTTGAGCCGTGTAATTCGGCCAGACGGGACTCGCACATCGCGAACGTGTGACAATCTCGCAGGAGGGTTGAAAGCGATAGACAAAGCGGAACACGCCTCCTGATAAGCCTGATCAGCAAAAATCTCCCCGTTTCGGTTCAAGATCTTAGTCATTCAATCGAGTGGGTTCATGCTATAAACCAGTACGGATCTTTGAAGCTGACCTCCAGTGCGAATCTGGCAGGCCGTGCGGAGCTAATTAGTGGGCCAAACTGTGACGGGAGTGCTTCGGCATCACGCACTAAGAGTGCAATCCAGTTGTGGGGAGGAGCGAAACTATGCAGTGTCCAAACGTGGGAGTTGATCCTAAGTTCGTAAGAGGTTCGGAAGGGGGTATGCAGAGCGAACATGGGGAAGGGTTGAAATAAGACCTCTCAGCTGGGAACTTAATACGGTCCCACCTGATGCAGCACAAAAGTGGACATTGATCCTGAGTGGAACGTAGCCCCTAAAGCACAAGCCGCCGCAATCTCTGGGCATATTCACTCACACCCTGCTCAGAAGTAGGAACCCACTTTTTTTTTATTTTTTTTTAAGATTAGGGATTTACATTGCCGATAACGGTAGTATAATCAGGGCATCAGTCAACAATACTTCAACAAGGAGATGAGACAATGTTAGAGGATTATCAGTTTGTTGTGCGGATTGGCCGACAGTATGGTTTTTCGTCTGACTCGTTCCGCATGTGCTGGGGAGCGTTAAAGCGAAAGAAGATGAAGTCGAGCTTTATCCCTGGCCGTGGCAATCGTGCCGCTCGACGGCGGGGGAAATTCGTTGGTCATCGACCCAATTCGCCAGAGAGAGTTTGCTAAGAGGTGCGGGGGTGGAAACACCCCCAACCTTTTTTTACGATACTTCAACAAAGGGAAAGACAATGTCACAAGACTGCCTACCAAGGATCGACGGAATGATCGTCGCCTCAAGCCTGATCCCCGCTAAAGAAGGAACGCGAGCCGGACATATCGTTCTCGTTGACCTGCATCCCGCCGACCCCACTCAAGCTCGATTTGTAACGGGTTGGGTTGGGGTGGGAGACACCAACTGGGCGGGCGGTAACTACTTCGATTCTCGTATCGAAGCTAACAAAGATTTTCAAGCCCGTTTTGAAAGGGGGTTTTGACCCAACCAGGGGCTTTATATTCGCCCGTAGAGGAGCGGTTGTTTTTCGACCAAACTATAGTATGTTAACCAAATGAACGTATTAAACGAACTATTCGATGCAGTGTATTGCATCAACCTAGACCGGCGTCCTGATCGCTGGTCGCAGTTTGAGGAGGTGTGGGTTGAATTACTAAACACAGACGTTGACCGCTTTCAAGCATGGGATGCCGAAGATGGGATCCCGCTTGAAGCTGGTCAGTATCGAGAAGACGAGACGCACAGTGCGGGATCAGTTGCCTGTTCGCTTTCACATATTGCCGTAATGCGTGAAGCGTTGAACTCAGGACACGACGAAGTGCTAATCTTCGAGGACGATGCGTTCCCGTTGAACCCCGACACGTTCCTCGATGACTTTGTGAAGTATTATCAAATGCTCCCCCGCGATTACGGACTGGCGTATGCCGGATGTTTTCACAGGGTCGGCCCGATCATGATCAACGAAAAGATCGGCAAATGCTTGGGGGCGACTGGCATGCATTGCTACATGTTCCGTCCGAAGGTCGGTGCGTGGATGATCGGAGAATGCCTGAACAACATCGACTACTATGTTCAAGACGAAATCCTTGGTCTATGGCATGCACAATGTCAAATGCCGTTCTATTCTTTCGAGCCGATGCTAGTCGCACAGCGGGCATCCTATTCAGATCTGCTTGGCAAAGATGTAGACTATGGAACCGCTGGGAACTGGGCAACGACTCAGACAGCGTTGTCGGATATCTTCGGACTGGACAACGAACAAAACGAATTGGATATTCAACAGATTATTGAGTGGGTAAATAAACCAGCAGCCGAAAGCGATGCCGATCCCGTACACTCCGACATCCTGACATACCTTCGCAGAATGATGTATCCCCAAGGTGCCGTCAAAGGAGCTTGGGATCCCGAAAGATTTAGGAACCAACCTGATGAGTGAAGCTACACATTTGATGATCGTTGCTCGACCTGGAGACGAAGTGCTGTATGGAGGTTCACTGTTTGCCACCGACTCAAACATCACTGTGGTCTGCTTGACCGGCGGGCAGGATGTGGAGCTTCGTCGATCTTTTCGTCGCTCGATGAACTACTGGGAGATCGAGAACTTTCATATTTGGAACTACACCTATCACGATCCAAGATCGTTTCCGCAAGGGTCCAAGGTTATTGACGAACACCTTGCGTACTGCCAGGACGAACTATCTCCGGCATACTTACGATTGCACAATATGCTGCAAGAGGCAGACGGATTCTCTTCTGTAATCACGCACAACGACAGCAATGATTTTCATCATGCCTTTGACATCGCAGTTCATAACTTAGTCAAAGATCTGCTGACCCATCGAAAATCGGGGGGCTATTCTCCATGTGAAGATTGTGAAATCTTCTATGTGTTTGACTATCACGACACAGAAAAAATACCTAGTGATATTTTACAAGGTAAGATCATAGCGTTAGACGACTATGATCGGCCCGATATTTGGGATGTAAGCAACGAGAGGTTGCGATACTTAACCAATGAAAAAATCAGGCCGTACTCATGCGTATAAAAAAAAGAAAGCAAAAAAGGAAAACTTTAACATGGATACATGTCAAGAATCTGGCGTATCGTCTTATGGAAGTGTTACGAAAGATATGGAAAGCCTTACATACCAAGTAGGTGGTGATCATTATAAGACTTATGAAATCGAGCCGGTGGTTTACATCACGCTGAACGGCATCGGATACAATATGGGCAACATCATCAAGTATGCTTCTCGATCAGAGACCCGAGGACTTGCCCAACTCAGTGCGTTAAAGAAAAAGGTTCAAGACCTTCAAAAGATTGCACACTACGCCAAGCTTGAGGAAGAGCTAGCGATCAAGATGTTTGAGAAGTGGAATGGTCCGCTACCAAAGGATTGGAATGCCCCAGATCCCCCGCCCGAAATCGACGGATAGAGAGACCACTTGGAGCAAATGGATTGCTCAACAAAAAAGCGGTCTGGCCGAAGTCAAATCGTTTTGCGGTGCGCGTGCAGACGTGGTCACCGATGACTATGCCTTCGAGGTCGAATGGCTAAAGAAATACAAAGAAGCCCCAGGTCAGGCTTTACTCTATTCTGCATTGCTCCAAAAAAAGCCTGGGATAATTCTGTTGGCTAAGGATGAGCCTCTCGATAGAATTTACTACCTTCGGAGTGTAATCATTTGTCAGCGGGCAGGCATTTATTTGGAGGTCGTCGATACGACGAAAGAGCATGGGGAAAATTACCACGACCTTTTGCTGTGCATGCGGGACGAGGACATCGGCCCTGACGGTTTACTGGCAATGGACCGACATGTCTAAGCGTTCAACCGAGGCGATCCGAGAAGATGACAAACTAGATTTGTGTTCTACTTGTTTGAAGGAACAGCAAGAAAATTTTAGGAACCTGAAAAAGTTTAAGTCTCCAAAACACGAGACTCCCACTTTTCCGAGCATGGAGGACGAATTGTGAACATAGGCATTGAGGTATGGGTTGTCGTGGGTTTAGTCATAATGTCGATCATCTCGATATTTTGGACGCCCATCATCAAGTACTTACTTGGCCCCGAGACTAAAAAAATACACACGCCCCGAGACTTCCAACTTCGCATGGATTTGATCAACGAGTTGATGCGAGCCTGTGAAGGATGCCCCGAGGAGTATGCGGCAGTTGTTGCCGCTGGTGATGTGATTGCGGATCATTGGCGACAACCGTCTTCGCATAAGTCGCAGCCCGAATCAAAAACAAGATCCACAAGGAGATCCAAATGAGTTTGGACGGTAAGAAAGCAGTCCGCTACTCGCCAGTAATTGCGTTGGTGATGTATTTAATATTCAAGCTGGTTCCGCTGTTGTCGAACCTGCCAGACGGATCCGACACAGATCCAGCCTATGTGCCTACGTCTGCACAACAGCAAGAGCTTGGCCCCGTGATCGAGGTGTTGTCTAAACATCCCGAAGCCAAGCCCGAGCTTGGAAAGTTGTTTTTCGGACTGGAGACTGTCATCGGGTCGGATCGAAAAATCCTGACAAACACTCAAGACGTTCGCAACACTCATCAGCAGGCGGGTGCTTTAGCAGTTCAGGCCGGACAGATCCCTTTCATCCCTGGCTACAACACAGCGGTGGACAGGTACATCACTCTGCAAATTGGAGACGAGGTTGTTCCGCTGAACGACGAGAATCGTGCCCAGGTTGTCGATGTATTTAAATCTCTAGGATGGGCTACACGACAATGAGAAGACGACTCAGGAACGTGAGGACTGTCAACAGTCTGGTCAAAGCTTATGAGAGTGGCTTTGAAGGTGTGTTTGCAGATCCAGAACAAGAAGAGAAATTCAACGATGAGATGCAGTGGGCATCCGCATCTGACGCTGCTCATGCATTCGGACTGGCCGACTCTGCCAAAGGCAAGCTGTCGATTCCTTTTAAGTGCATCGAGATGCTCTGGCCGGAGGCAATGCCTGGACCCGCACAGAGGCGAGGCGACTGTGTCAGTCACTCCACTAAGAATGCCCAGCTGCTAACCCTGGCATGCGAGATTGTAGCTGGTAAGCCGGACGAAGACACCGGCATCATCGAAGGCCCGCCCGCTGTTTCAGAAGTAGGGGAGCGGAATGGCGTTCTCTCCACGGAAGCAATCTACTGGTGGCGGGATCATGGTGGTGATGGATGGGGCTGTCATCATGCAAGTCGAGTGGCTGTCAACGAGTCTGGAATGTGGGTTCGTAAAGATTACCGGCCCGACTTCGGATTCGACCTCACAAAGTACAGTGCATCTCTTGCAGGGAAGTGGGGACGAACATCTCCCCCCGACACAGTCAAACAGGAAGGGATGAAGCACGCCATCAAACAAGCAACCAGTTGCGGATCTTTTGAAGAAGTTCGCGACATGATTGCAAATGGATACGGCATATCGACCTGCGGAGGTGAAGGGTGGAGCAGTAAAAAAGATGTGTATGGATTCTCTAAGAGGTCCGGCAGTTGGAGCCATGCGATGGCTATCATTGCCGTTGACGACCGGCAAATTGCACACGATACCTGGGGCGAGCCGGTTGTTTGTATCCTGAACTCTTGGGGATCTGGATGGAACTCCGGCGGTAGAAAAATAATAGGAACAAACATTGAAATTCCGAAGGGTGCCTTCTGGTCTCGTTGGTCAGATGCGAAGAGGCGGTCCTTTATTGCGTTGTCGGGTGCCGAAGGTTGGCCCCCACAAAAACTCCCCGACTGGGGTTCTAATTACTGGAGCAGATTATGAATTTTATGAAGAGTTCGGTGTGTACCATGTTGATCGCTTGTTTTCTTTTTGGTGGTCTTGCCTGGAGGATTCACAATCGTCGTCATGGTTGTTGCGGTTGTGAAGGAAGCTGCCACGCTGTTGTAAAAATTATTCCGATTCGTCATTGCAAAGCTTGCAAATAGGAGACCTGTATGTGGAACCGATTGATTGCATTGCGTTCTTCGGTGTTGTCGTTGCTTCTTGTATTTGCGTTGCTATCTGGCTATGCGGAGGCATGGACAGCGAATGAATGGCAAGGAATTATCGAGGCCACCGCTGGCGCAGTATCGGGCCGACAGAATCCTGTTAAACCTGATACGGGAGATGTGTGCCAGGACTGCGATGGGACTGGTAAAGTCGGTGACGGTCGTGTGATGGTTAAGTGCCAGACATGCGATGGCACAGGTAAGAAGTTGAAAGCTCAAAAAGAAAAGGAGTCCGCTGACAAGTCAGCGGGCAACTTTCAATGTCGAGCATTCTGCTGAAAGTAAACAAGTTCCGTCCAGGGCTGGACGGTGGTTTTTTCCACGAAGGAGATTCTAATATGGGTAAAGATATAAGAAGTAACGTCAAGACTACGGTTGCTGGTCTTATCACTGCGGGGATTGCTGTAGCACATGCTGCCCTTGCATTGGTAAACGGCGACCAGCCGGATTGGACAACCACGGTGGCAGCTGTCACAGCAGCAATCGGTTTGTTGTTTGCGAAAGACGGCGACAAATAGAGTTGACTGAGGATCTGCACTCTAGGAGAATAGACAAACATCTGATGAGCGATTGCTCTTCTGGAACCTTGCCACGGGTTCCTATCCTCCTGCCCGATCCGTGTCGCCTCCACGGGTCGGGTTTTTTATTACTAACCCCTTGACTAGTTGCTTAATATAAAAATAGTATAGATATGTACGGCAGTGCTAGCTGTCACTTTTGTGAAACCTTTTGTATGGAGGTGGTATGTCTGCCACAACTCTGAAACGAGGCGAGCGAACTCGCCTTGTAACTGATTACCTCAAACAAAATCCGAAGGCAACCAAGAAGGAAGTCATGGAGAAGTTCGAGGTTTCGGATGCTACTTTTTACAACATCCGAAAAAAACTAAACGGCACTGACGCGAAGGATGCGACAACACAAACACGGAAGCCCGCAGTGAAGCCCGCAGTGAAGCGAGCTAAGAAGCCAACCGCTGCTCGATCATTTTCGGTAAGTTGTTATGTCCCACAGATGGGATGTGATGCGACTTTTTCGTCCGAGGGATTGAAGCTAGGTAAATGCCTGATCAACTGGAAGCAGTTGAAGGGTCTTACTGACAGCGGACTGTTTAGCTAGGGAAAGCTTAACGCAGCAGCGGGGAGGCGGGTTTTCTTATTGTCCCCTTATAAGAGAACCGGCCCCCCGCATTTTATTATGATAGATGCGAACTTTGTAATCTTTGACGTAGAAACCACCGATCCGCATGCCGGTGCTGTACTGGGAGGCACCCCCGAGATAATCGAGATCGGGGCTATTCTAGTGAACAGATCTTGGCAAGTTCTAAATGAATACAGCCAGCTGATTCGTCCCAAACGCATGGACTTTGTCACGGAGTTCACTAGTCAACTCAGCGGCCTGCGGCCCGAGATGCTAGAGGAGTCTCCGACTTTTGACGAGATGTGGAAGTCTTGGGCAGAGTTTACAAAGTACAAATCTTTTCGATTGTTCTCCTGGGGCGGCACCGACATTCACCAGTTGAGACATGCGTATTCGTCGATCCGGCTAGGCTACCCTCACAATGACATGCCGATTGACATTGCTAGTATGGTATACATGTGGGGATCCACTAGAGGATGGAAGCCCAAGGGCTTAGGATTGGCATCTGTATGCAAAGAGCTAGGTATTACCGTCCAGGGACACCATCGAGCGATGGCTGACGCACACCTTGCGTTGCAAGTCCTCAAGCACATCTTTAATTCAGAAGAAGAACATGAGGAGGTACAGATTTATGCCGTTTAATGGAGTGAAGATCGAGATCAGTGTTGGCGAAGCCCTGGACAGACTAAGCATTCTGTCAATCAAGAAGGAGCGACTTATCGATCCCGACAAGCAGCAGCAGGTCAACGAGGAGTACAATAGGCTTATCAAGTCGTTGGAAGGCCACCTTGGTGACAGCTTGCCAATTACTCAAAGTGATACATACAAAGAATTGAAACAAGTAAACGAGCGACTCTGGGAGATCGAAGATAAAATCCGAGAGCTAGACAAGGAGATTTTCCAGGGCGATAATTCTCTTGCTAATATTCGACAAGGTTTGATTATGTGTGCCGAGAAGTTCTCTTCTGGCAAAGAAGGAGGAGACACTGTCGGAGATGCGTTTGCACCCGACTTCCAATGGATGCAGTGTGCCCGATCTGTGTATTTTTTAAACGATACCCGTTACATGCTGAAGAGTAAGTTTAACAACGATTTTCACCAAGAACCTATCGAAGTAAAATCCCATGTCTGACCGAACTGAAAAGTTTCAGTGGCTTGTAAAAAATAAACCACAAGCAAATGAGTTACTGTCTTCAAAAGACGGAAACCCTGTTCCTGTGTGCGTAGAAAGAAAATGGAAAGATCAGGATCCCTGTCCGAAGATGCTGATGTATGTGAACGCACTCATCGATTCGGAATGCACGGGATGGTATCTGACCGGCATAGATACTCAGAAAGCGTTGAAGGTTTTGATCATGCCGGATTCGCAAGACATTTTGATCGACTCAAACGATGGCCGAATCGACAATCTGTCGGTCGCGGCATTGCGGGTGGTACGTCACAACGAACGTGGCACCGCTCTAATTACTGAACTCCCAAACATGTTCTAGGAGACAAACAATGGCGTATGCAAGAACCAAGACAACTTTGAGGGGCGTACTAACCGCAGGGTTTTATTCTGTCCGACCGCTGGACGAAGTACTACGGCGAGACTTTGAGCTACCTGGAGATCCGTATGATCGCAACGAGGAGATTGCTGCCAGGGGTCGAGGGTACTTGTACGACCTGGGCGTGTTCTTTTATCGGGACGAGCTGCACATCAAGGGCGTGTTAATCCAGCCAAAGGAAGAGGATGACACCCCGCTGTTGCAGCGTCACAACTTCATGAGCTACGGATACATCACCCAGCTGGATTATAACAACCTAACCCCGTTGCCCTGGGAGGATCCCACGCAAGAGTATCTCGAAAAGCACCCAGACGGCAGGGTGTGGGTTAAGTGGGCCGAGGAACGAAACTGTGTACAAGTAACCCCTGAGACAGTAACCCTGACATGATTAGAAAACTACCAGAAGATATCGAAGAGATCCGCAGCCGCATGGAAAAGATGAAGAACAAGGAACTCCGGCTCGAAGGAGATCTTGCAATTCATGAGTTCCCAGACGCTGAGATGGAAGTCTCCCAGGTCTGTCTGACCTTGTTTGAGCTAAGTAAAGCACAGGCATTGCTCAAGAGTGCGGCCCGCCCAGGCAAGGATGTCACGGTCGAACTGAAAGCACTTCGGACTCAGCTGGAGATCCACGAGCGAAAGGTTGCGGCTATTCAAGAGAAGATCGACGAACTGTTCAAAAGAGATCAGGGACTAATGACTCGATGGCAGAAGTTGAATGACAAAGTTAAGCAGTGCGAAGGAGAGGTCGAAAAAATTGTGGAGCATCATAGTGATGTATTTACCGACAAAAAGATCGACATTCAAAAAATGTTCCCTCAACTTGTAGATATTTTCTCCGCACTACCTTGACGACTTGCTAGTTGGTTTGGATAATCGAAGACCCCTTTGGGTCGTTGATATACACCAACCAAGAAACACAAAACTAATCTATGAGACAGTGCAGATGTCTGCACAAACCTGAAAAGAATCGAACGGATGCGTGTACTGAACACTTGGACAGGTGGGTATCCTATCGGGTTCCACTTGAATGGTACTTGGGAATCTTGCAAGGATGCAACGAGCGTATTCACGCCAGAGTTTTTTCGTGACTTATATTCTAGCCACAACCCCCAACCGCTTAATGATGTAACGATCCTGTACATGTGGTTTGATTCCAAAGACGTACCTGACACGTATGTCATGCAAGATCAAATCATGTGCGACAGAGTTCTAACAAAAGAGTTGCTTCTATCGAATCTCGTATCTTGGGGAATCGAAGGAGTGAATCTTTGTGAAGGGTGGGACTGGACCCAGTACGAGAAGCCGGTGGCGATGAAACCTCACCTGTTGATTCAACATCTCCACTCGATCACAACGAAATACGTGATCGGGTGGGATGTTGATACTTTCTTCACCGAACATCCGAACGAAGTTGTCCGGCGGTTCGAGTACATGGAATGTGATTGGTTGTTCAACGCCAGTGCAACGGTCCACCCGTTCTCTCTAAAAAAGTTCTATGATGATTGGCAAGAACACTGGGAGATGCTGATCGAAGTTGCACAGCAAGGAAGTGTCCCTTGGAGATTTTTGAACTCAGGTTTGTGGATTGCCCGCACCGATTTTCTCCGCGAGATTACCGACGATCTGATCATGACCAAACTCTGGGACGATGACTTCGGAGAACAAGGTCACCTCACTCATGTCTACAAGAAACACTTCGGTAGGATCCGACAGGATCTTCGGTGTGAGATATTTCAATCGATGGGATCGGCCCCCGAAGGGTGTCTGAAACTAGTCCCGTAAAAATAAAAAACACGATTTGTTCGGAAACCCCTATTTTTATAGGGTGAAATAATTTGATTTTGTTGGCCGATTGCGGTTGCATTGCCGATATAAGTTAGTAGAATGAGGACATAACAAACAACGATACTTCAACAAGGAAAGGAGGTAAAAAATGGAAAAGGAAACTAATTCCGCTGGGATGGTTTGGTGCGAAGGCACCCAATCCTGGGTGGACCCCTTGGTTCTCGACGCTGTCGAGAAAGAGGCAGAGGGAAGCATCGCTGACCTCAAGAACCTACTCGCCCGCTAAGGGCGAGGGGTTTTTTTTAAAGATTATTCTTGACGTGGCCGATAACGGATGTATAATTAAGACATACAAAACAACAACCTTTCAACAAGGAACAAACCTATGATTTCCGCAAAAGTACAAATCGTGTTCGCGACCTGCTATCCTAAGAGCGGACTGGACAACACCTCTAACCACACCGTTGCGAAGACAGTTGTGGGGGAGAATATTGAAGATGTCTTGGAGGTGACGTTTGGTCTTCAGGGCAACAACCTTGAAGGCAGCAAGTACTGGGGAGATGAGTTTTACTCCCTGAGCGTTGGCGACACCGTTTGGGTTTCCGTCGAAGGGCAGGACGACACGCTGTGGATTGTGTGTCCGATGGGATTTGCTAAGATGACGATGCGACAAGCGTGGGAGTGGGAGCAGACCAAACGTGAAGATCGTTATTGGATGGCCCGCGATATTTACAAAGCAAACGTCGAGCCGCAAACCGCACAATGAAATATCCTTGTTGAAGGCTTGCGAGGGGGGAGTGGTAAATAACCCCGCCACGAACCCCTCGTGAGTTTTTTTAGGAGGCAGCTATGAAAGTAGATCTTTTATTTGCAATCATCGCCCTACCTTTTTGTATTTGGTTTGGTATGATGCTCGCATGCCCATTAGAGGCTGGACTAATTTTTGGAACTATGATGCTGCTTCGAGAAGTTGAGAAGTGGTTTGGAGGAAGAGATGGGAGTTTTTAAAAACACGACTTGGCACTTTTACATCGACACTAACTTGGGCGAAGGCGAAGCAACTAAGTCAGGCCCAGGAGAACTGTGGGAGGTCAATCTGCCCACCGGAGGGTTTAGATTTGATGGTGATATACTTAGTGTCAAGAGAGAGATCATAAAGTATTGCAAAGCAAATGCCGGACCCGACGATTACACCCATGTGTTTGGAAACCCTTTACCTAAACGAAGAGCGTTGAAGGCCAAATCTTTATATTAAGGAGTAGCAGGATGCTAGTACTGTCACGGAAGCCAGAAGAAAAAGTGGTGATATCTTTGTCCTTTCTTAAAGAGGTGATTGCATTCGCTTATGAAAAAGCACATTGCGGTCAGGGCATCGAGGATATCTGCTCAGAACTCCAAGGAGTTTTGGGAGGCACTATTGAGGTCACTTACTTGGGCGAAACAAAAGACCGAGGTCGGTTGGCGTTTCAAGCTCATGAACTGATCAAAATTCATCGAAGCGAGTTGTGGGAGAGGCTAAACGAAGAGTTCCCCAGGATTGCGGAAACGCAACCCTCCTAGCACAACTCCGCTGACCCGATACATTGTGAGCGTATGGAGATGCCGCATGATAACTCGACGGCTAGAAGTTCTAATTCAGCAGCCCGTCTCATATCTTGAGAAGTCCGGCCTGGGGACACGCGCCCAAAACGCACTGGAGCGTGCAGGCTTGGATACTATCGGAGCAGTTTTAAGCAAGACCTCCACCGAGTTGTTCAATGTCAGCGGGTACGACATTGCAACTCATAGGCAGCTAATGTCAGCACTCGCTGACGCAGGTATACACAAACAAATACATGTCAAGAAAGTGCATACATATGCACTGGAAGGAGCCACTCAATGGAATTGTTCGATCAAGAGAAGTTCATCGACGGTCAAAACCGTTTGATGGAGGCGATCAAAAAGGTAGAGGGCAGCGTCAAGTTGGGCATGACGGTAGAGGGCAGTGTCCATCCCCAGAGCCTGATCAACGTGTTGATGGGCATGAAGGAGTCTCAGCTGCAACTACAGCAGCAGCTAGGGGTCACCACTTCATTGATCAAGGCACTCGTTGCATTTTTGCCGGACGAGCAGGTCGATCAGATGCTCGATATCTTTTCTGTTGATATCGATGCGAAGGTTGAACACTTGAAAGAGATTGCAGATAAGCGTGTCGAACAGGATCGACAGCCAAAGATTGTTGTACCTAAAGGAGGAGCCGGTGCATGATCCAATCCATTCGACGAACTTATGCAGTTACGGGTGCCAGTAAATCGTACGGTGCTGGGATTGTGGCCGAGCTACGAAATGCTCGACACACTGTGTACGACATCCAACGACATGCAAAAGCGTTCTTGTCCGAGACGTTTAGTCCGGTTATTGAAACGGATCACTGGGTGGCCTGTGATTTTTTAGAAGGAAAGCCCATTGTTCAAGTTGCAAACTGGATGGTCAGTAACGAAGTCAAACTTGACGGGATTGTGCATGCAGCTGCACACCACGACCCGCAAGATCCTCTGCTAATCAGTGTTCATGAGATGCGGGAAGCGTTCCAGGTAAATTTGATCGGGCCGCTTATTCTCACGATGTACTTGTATCAGGCATATCGTTTCAACAAAGGAGCAAGGTGCATCTTCCTTCTTGATCAGCGAACCAGCAAGCTTCCAGAAGAAGAGATTGCGTACTGCACAGCTAAAGCTGCAACCCTTCCCACAGTTGAGGCATACAAGCGTATCATGCCCGACTTGGAAATTTTGTACGTTGCGATGCCCGACAAAAAAAATGCGGATTCAGATACTGCCGAAGCGGAGGCTGTCAGAATACTAACTGACTCCGAGAGTCCAAAAAAGAATTTAATAATTTTGTAGGGAGTACCCATGCCGGATATCAAAGAACCAACTCTCGTTGGGATTGACCGACTCGTTCCTAACGAATGGAATCCAAACGAACAAAGCGAAGAAGTCTTCAATCAATTACTGAAGGAGATCGAAGAAGATGGGTTTGAGCATCCTCTTGTTGTCGTGCCGCACTCCGAGGTCGAGGGTGATTACACGATCATTGGAGGAGAGCATCGTTGGCGGGCAGCTATGCTTCTGGGCATGGAAGAAGTTCCGTGTGTGATCCATGACGATTGGGACATGGAGACGCAGAAGTTGAAGACGGTCAGAAGGAACTTACTGTCCGGTAATTTAAACGCTCGAAAGTTTACCGATCTTGTCAACGACTTGACCCAGACAGGCATGGAGATGGATGACATGCCAGTCATGATGGGTTTCGAGGACAAGAAGGAAATGCAAAAGCACCTGATCAAGGAGTCGGCAAAAGGTGACAAGTTTGTTGATGACATGAAAGAGCCGAAGGCCGAGGTCAAAGGCACGGAGTCGTTGATGAGCATAGTCGCCAGTATCTTCAAAGATGCAAACGGAGCAGTTACTGTCGATCAAAGTTATTTATTTTTTACGGTTAAAGGTAAAACGCAGATGGCTATTATGTGCGAGGACGACACCTGGGAAACTGTCGAGAGGATGGTCGCACACCTGAAAGACAGCGGACAGGATGCGGCTACCTTTATAAAAGAGGCGATTGCGGAGAAATTAACTTGACCGCCCTCCCCCAATGGTTCTATAGTGGTGCGGAGGTATTTTATGGCTAAGAAGCACAAATCAATCGTCGAAGCACTCGAAGATCTGGATTCCACTCCCGTAGATGCGGAGGAGATCTGCGAAGACGTTGACGAGAACGACCCGAAGTTCAGGGCTAACTCTCTAACTCCCGACGAAAAAAAAGCCCAGGCTTTCCAGTGGTCTATGGCAGGACATCCTGTGTCCGGCATAGCTAAGATCTTCGATGTTAGCGAGAAGACCATTCGTCGATGGTTTCACGATGTGTACGCCGAGTTCCGCACAGAGATGGAGCAACGGTCGGGTGCCGACAACATAGCCGAGCAGCTGGTCTGGCTGTCCGAACTGGAACGGGTGTGTCTGTACGAGATACACAACAGCCAGAACGACGACACATCGATTGACCCCGCGACCGGCGTGGTAACTCAAAACCAGAACCCCAGGTCACAGTCCGAGAGGGTGAAGTGGCTTCAGGCCGCACTTAGTGCCAGAAAGTTAAAGATCGACATCCTTCAGAAAGCTAATGTTCTCCCTGTCGAGCCAGACCGCATCTATCACAAGATGCAGGACGAGATGCCAAAAACTGAGAAGGAGGATCCAGGCAAGACCAAGACAAGAGAAGAGATTGAAGACGCAATCGAAAAGCTAATCAAAAAAGGTTTGTCACTTTGAAACAACTTGACGCGATCAAAGACCGTGACTTGTTAGTGCTTCAGAAATTGCTGGAGCTAAAGCAGGCACGGCTAAACTTTGCACTGAACTACCATCGGAATACTCACGATGAGCCGATGGACTTCGATCACTTTCCTCATGTTCGTTCTTTGTACAACTCGACGGCCCGAGAAATGGTGCTAATGGGAAGCGTACAAAGTTTCAAGAGTGAGTTCATCGTGATTGATCACTTAGCTTGTGCGTATGTAGGATTGTCTGTGTTTTTTGTAGTTCCTAAGTATGAAATGCGAAACACTTACGTCCAGAACCGTGTTGATCGTTGCGTGCAAAACGTGAACGAGTATAAAAGAATCATGGGAGCGGGGTTTTTTGACTCGATGGCAATCAAGTCATTTGGAAAGGGGGTGATCAAGTACGTTGGGAGTAACGTAGTAAGCGACTTCAAGGAGTTTCCCGCTGACGTAATTGTCGTTGAAGAAGTCGATGAATGCAACTTGGACAATATCGAATACGCCATTGACCGTCTTCGAGCATCCAAGTACCAGTTTAAAAGATATCTTGCAAACCCCAGGATAAAAAATCGCGGCATACATGAATACTTCCTTCGTAGTGATCAAAGAGAATGGTTTGTTCCCTGCACCCAGTGTGGAGAGTTCCAAGAGACTGACTGGTTCAAGACAGTCGTAAAAGAGATCGTTGATCACGAAGGCAATGTGATCGATTGGAAACTTCGGGACGATGAATGGGAGCCGGGATGCAGACGGGATGTGAACATGATCTGTCCCGACTGCGGAGGAGCTTTAGATAGAACTAGTACGGATGGAAAGTGGATAGCCCAAAATCCCGACTCTCAGATTGAGGGCTACCACCTTTCTATGCTGTGCAACATGATCAATCCCATCGCTGGGATGTGGGAAAGGTTCACCAGGGCGATCAACGACCCTGGCCTGATGCAGAGATTCTTCAACTCTGACCTGGGTCTTCCGTTTGACGCTATCGGAAACAAGGTCACTCCTACGATGCTGGACAATTGCATCGGGGAGGGAGACGATGCGTATTCGTTCACAATTCACTCAGACATTGCTCACATCAAAACGCATTCACATCCTGGCCCGTGTAGTATGGGCGTAGATGTTGGGGCGACTCTCGATGTTCGTATCAGCTACCTTCGGTCCAGAGGGGAGCGTCAGGCAGTCTTCATCGGTAAGGTTCGATCCGTTGAGGATCTGTACGACCTGATCCAACTCTACAATGTCGAGAAGTGCGTCATGGACTCGATGCCCGAGATAACTCTAGCAGCCGACTTTCAAGAAGGAGCTATGCAGTACGGCTGTGAGGTCTGGCTTTGCCGGTATGCCAAGGAAGGTTCAGATAAGCGAAGAACTTACGATCTGGTCAATCGGATGATAAATGCGGACAGGACCGAAGTCCTTGACAGGTCTTTTGCTCAGATCCGTCTCAAAAAGAATTTACTGCCTACCAACTATGCTGCTATACTTGGAGGTTCGTATACTGACGAGATGTGCATGCCCATTCGATCTTTAGTTGAAGATTCGGGCGGGAATCAGCGGTATGAGTGGAGCAAGGGGAAGGATCACCAGCGACACACCGACACTTATGACATGCTCGCTAGTTTTATTATGACCGAAACGACCATCGACGACTTCGCTATAGGATAGAGATGAGCAAGGCGGCTGACGGGTACGAAAAGTTCAAAGATATAGTCACAAAGTCTGTCACTTATCGTGGCGAGACTTTTGCTGGTTATAACAAGCCGAAGCGAACTCCAAAGCATCCCAGCAAATCTCACGCTGTTCTCGCAAGAGAAGGGGGGACTATCAAACTTATTCGATTCGGACAGCAGGGTGTTCGAGGTGCGGGTAAGAAGCCAAGGACCGCAGCGGAGAGAGCAAGACGAAGATCGTTCAAAGCCCGTCACAAGAAAAACATTAAAAGAGGACGACTCAGTGCTGCATACTGGGCCGACAAGGTGAAGTGGTAATGGACGCCCCAAAAAAAGACCAAGTCGATTTGAAACTCCGACCCGATTCCACGCATGTGTTAGTACGACAGGAAGGCAACCGAGGTCTTCTGGTGGCTAACAACAAAGATGGAAGTTACGAGGTAGCGTACTGGATAAATGACAAAGTGCCCTACCCGATTGAGATAATTATCGACGGGAAGTCCATAACGAAAGACGCTAAAGTTGTGAAGTTTAACTTCCACCCTGAGATCGATACTCAAAAATCTGCGGAAGGTTTTGAGATGATTCTCGATCAGATACTTAAAGGTAAGTAAGATGCCATTTGCAGGATACGAGAATTTTGGAGAGTGCGTCTCCGAGCAAAAAAATAGAGGGCGGTCTGCCGAGGCTGCTCAGAAAATTTGTGGATCTCTTCAAGCACGATACAAAGAAGCCGCTACCAAAGGCTTTGAGATTCTCAAGTCCGCGATTGATTCGTCTTCTTTGCCGAACTCAACGGCGAACCGAGAACAAGGTGCTGTGTCTAAAGCCCCAGGTGGTGCGTCTACTCCTGCACCAAAAAAAGATCAGGTCCGAGGTTCTAAAAAGAACAAGCCGGGATCTGCCAAGAATCAGTCGGGCGGCATCTCTGTATCGGCGGCAACCGAGAAGACTCTTCGCAACAAGGTCAAGACTCACAACGAGTCGATGAAAAAAGCAGGCAAGCCTTCGTGGAGTCGAGCCACTCTTGGAAAACTCAAAGCAGTGTATCGACGAGGTGCGGGAGCGTTTTCAACTTCACACCGTCCAGGCATGGCCCGAGGGCAGTGGGCAAACGCCAGAGTCAATGCGTTTCTTCATTTGTTGAGAACAGGCAGTCCTAAGAACTCCAAGTACACGACCGACAATGATCTGCTTCCCGCAGGTCATCCAAAAAAATCAAAAAAATAGAAAGAACCTTATGCCGGACATAACAGACGACCAGCTTGCGGAGATCCTCGAAAAGCACGCGATCCCGCCATCTGAGGACGGCGAAAACATTATCGAGGAGGCTTTCATTACAGGCGATGACCGGATTGCTTCTTCTATGGATTTACAGAAGGAGTTGATCCGAGGAAGCATGGCTTGTTTTGATTCGGACAGAATTCATAAGGAAGCCCAGAACTCCGCACTCTTGGATGTTATGAAAACTGTTGAGGGGTCTACCCAGACCGACGAGGAGCTAGGCTTGCGTGAGGGGGGCATGTCCTCACTCTCTGCCACCAAGGTCGTCGAGCCTCCTTACCCGCCGGAACTGCTGTCCGCATTTCTTGAGGTAGACTCTACTCACTTCCGTTGTGTAAAGACAAAGACCGTGGATGCGGTTGGTCGAGAGTACTCGCTCGATCCGATTGTCAACGTGGTGTCTGACGAAGAAGCAGATCAGTCTGTGGCGTTTGCTCGCCAGGAAGGGAATCGCAAGTCTTCTGCTCATTTCCCTCCGAAAGTTTCGCAGTCCCAAGTTGAGCAGGAAGTGGATGCGATCAAGGAGTTCATCACAGACTCCAACGAACTGATTGGTTTTGAAGGCGTGCTGTTCCGTGCTTGCATGGATTACGAAGCGATTGGATGGGCAGCTATCGAAGTGATTCGATCCGCTGACATGAAGATCCGCAAGTTGGCTCACATTCCGGCGACCCGCATTCGTCCGCTTCGCGGATGGAAGGGATTCGTCGAGGTGCTGTCCGATTCCAAATACATCTATTATCAACCTTTCGGTTCCAAGATTGTTAGTAATGAAAAAAGCCCTGTGACTGGGGAGCCACTACCTTACGATCCAAAAAAACACGGGGAGTTGAAGCCTGGGTCTCTTAGCTGGAACATGTGTGATCGAGACACTGGACTCCCCACAAGCAACTTCAACCGATCCGCGAACGAGGTGATTTGGATTCCGAAGCATCACGCCAGCACGATCTACTACGGATATGCCGATGTTGTTCCCGCCCTGGGGGATGTCCTGGGCAATGTTCACATCCGCGACTTCATGCTGCAATTCTTCGAGCATAACACGGTCCCTCGATACGCTGTGGTGATCGAAGGTGCGAAGCTCGCCAAGGATGTGAAGGACGCGATCATGCAGTACTTCGGGCAGCATGTGAAGGGCAAAGCTCACAAAACTTTGATCATTCCTGTTCCGGCGATGCGGGGCGAAGTGAAGCTCAGATTCGAGAAGCTTGCAGCAGACGCCCAAGAAGGATCGTTCCAAGAGACCAGGAAGAACAACTCGCAGGGAATCATGACGGCCCACGGTGTGTCCCCCGCGATCATCGGAATTGCGGAACATTCCGAGCTTGGATCCGGCAAGGGACTATCCCAGGCCGAGATCTACAAGGATCGAATCGTGACTCCGTCACAGAGAGTGTGGGAGCATCACCTGAACCGACTGCTCAAGTTGGGACTGGGCACAACTCTTGTTGCAATGAAGTTCAACCCGCTGGACATTCGGGATCGAGAAGCCGAGAAAAACGTGTACATCAGTTATCTTGAGAAGGGCGTCATGACAATCAATCAAGTCGCCAAGCGTCTTGGCCTTGCACCAGTTGTCGGTGGAGATCGCAACTTTATCAACACACCACAAGGTCCGATCTTTGTTGACGAGTTGACGGAACAATCCGGTGCCGAGAAGCAGAAACTTGAAGACGAGGTCGAGAACATGAAGATGCAGATGTCTGCACGTTCTCAGGCCGAGGAAGAAACGCAGGAAGCGTCAGAGCCTGAACAAAATAGTGGTGAAGATGCCGAACCTACTGAACAAGATCAGTGATCTATCGAAGAGAATCTTTGTCAATCGTGTCGCATCCGATTCTCTCCGCATAAAAATAGAGAGGCAGTTTTCTAGGGAACTGCAACGTGGTCTTGTTCGTTTAGATCAAGCGGTGTCGGCTCGCCTGCTGTCCACAGGGATTCTTCGGACGATGCAGCGACAATCTAGCCTGATCGCTCGCCTTCCGTACAAACAAAGACGGCCCGCCATCTCTGACACGTTGAACTCTGTCTTGAACCCAGGCACATTTCGAGATCTCAAGTACAGTGAGGAGGTTCGCAGACTTGCGACTATCTACAGAAAATACGCACCCCTCATGTACGACATGGGAGCGGTGACAGCCCTAAGAAGTTTTGGCGTCAAGTCGAAGTCTTTGCGGCTGGAGGATTTTTCTCGTAGGTACACCGCTAGCAAAGCCCCCACCGATCTGGTGTTCGAGCTAACCGACGAAGAGGTCATCTGGATGCTCGACAACCGGGGGATCCAGTTCGGGCAGGGAATCACCGAGCAGACCATCCGAGATGCCAGGGCGATTATTCGAGAAGAGGTCTACATCAAGGGCAACTCTTATCAAGTTGCAGCGGATCGCATCGCTAAGATGAACGGGGTAACCCCAGCCAGAAGCTTGAAGATTGCACGAACCGAGGCCCAGGTCGCACACTCTACCGCGACACACGATCAGTATGTCAGAAGTGGAGTCAAGACACATCAGTGGTGGGCTGTCGGAGATCGCCGGACACGGCCCGCACATGCTTTGAATGACGGGGTGACCGTTAAGATTGGAGAAGTTTTTCCATCCGGTCAGCTACATCCAGGGGACGGTGCGCAAGCAATCAATTGTCGATGCACCGTGACCCCAGACCTGTCCGACAAAAATATACAACTGGATCCGTGGAGAGGCGGGCCGGGATCGACACCTACGGCGTTGCCTGACGCGACTGGATTTGTACCTCGAACGATTACCCCAGCCGAGCGGCGGGCACTTCGAGGAACACACAAACCCAAACCTCGTCCCAAAAGAAAACCAAAGAAGAAGCCCAAGGCAGCACCTCAAGAAGCAGCCGCTGCCAAAGAAGCACAAGATTTTGAAAAGTTAAGGACCGAGATCCTCGCAGACCTTGAAAAAGATCCAACGTATCTAGCATATGTTAAAGCTCAAGAAAAAGTTGCCGCAGCAAATGCTACGCTGGAGAACAGTGCAGCCTACAAAAAAGCTAACGAGATAGCCGAGAAGCTTGCCAAGTTTAGAAGACCTAACGGTTCGCTCCGAGATACGGCAGAGTCTATCGCTTTACGAAAAGAGCTTGCACCGATTCGTAACGAAGTCATAAAGCTACTGAGCCAAGTAGAAGAAGCAGGTGCTGAAGCTACAAGACTCGCACAACAACTCTCTAAAAAAATAAGACCGCGACTGAAGACTTCGGGAAAAGGTATCAGGGTCACTACTAATAGCCAGACAGGCGGGTCAGACATTCGCACAGCCGAGTACGGAAAGACTACTTCGGTAAATGTGACCAAAGCAACACAAAGTAAGGTAGATGATGCGGTCGCTTTTATTGACGACATTTCTTCTGGTGAGGGGTTACTAACCGAAGAGATGAAAAGGAAAGCCTTCTCCAAACTTGATGATGTAAATGACGCAATTCAAAAGGTAGATGGCGCGCTTAGTAGTGGCGGGGGGAGCGCGGCACAAAGACGAGATTTCACAGCGTATTTAAAGATGCTTAGAGATGAGCAACTGCAACTCATGAAGATTATAGATGGGGAGGTAGGTACGCACGTTAATGTCTTGCAGTTAAACAAAACAGTAAGGGCGCACCAAAGTAGTTTGAAGGTTGCAGGTGGGTCGGGTAAATACGAGATTGACTACATCTTGCTGCACAAGAGCAGTCCTGTGGACACTGTAATTCATGAGATAGGTCACGCTTTGGAAGATGCCTATCACTCTCGATCAGCCAGGGCGTACTTCAAGCATCGTGCAGCCCCTAATGCAAACAAATACGTGGATGTCCTATTTAAGAACGGAGAAATTTATCACCCCGATGAGTTTATACATTACTATCAAGGTCGCATTTATTTAGACCCATCGAGACGGGTGCGAGGTCAATTTCTTGCAGGAGATGGGACTGTTAGAGGCACCGAGATACACAGTATGTATCTAGAGAAATTGTACAGCGACCCCCTGCTATTGATGCAGAGAGATCCCGAGGGATTCGTTTATATTATGGAAAGCATGAACGGAGTTCCGTTAGAACAACAAACGTGGTTCAAATTATTACCAAAAGAGCGGCAAAACTGGTTGTTAGCTCATGATGATTTTGCAACTGCTCCAGGGATACCAGGACTATGATAAAATTAAAAGATAAAACAGATAACGTGTACGTCATTGACGAAGGTAAGATCTCTACCGAGTCCGAAGCCTATCAACCGTTAGTTGACACTTGGAACGCATGGATAGCAGCCAAGGGATATTTGAAAGGACGAAATATCAGCGAACTGAACTTTTACACTCTCAATCAGAGAGCCTTGAGTTTTTTAGATGAGCATGCCAAACAGTTTGAATTTGACGTGATTGAAGACACAGAACCCTCTGCAATACCAGGACAAAAGAACTAAGCGGGTGCAGACGTGTGCATCTAAACAGATACACCTGACCCGTTTACGGAGACATTTAGGATCCAATTGACGCAAATCAAGAAACGCCTTAGAATTAGCTCAAAATTTCCATATCAGGAGATACTTACATGCCTCGCCCAGGACGGGAACTGTTACATCTTACTGCTCCAGTCGCTCTTGCCCCGCAAGACAGCGACGATACCACTACGGTTGTGAAGGGTTTTGCTTCTGTAGAAAACTCCGAATCGGATCGAAGCGGTGACGTAGTCCCACCCGATGAGTTTGACATCGAGAAGTTTATGGTTGCACCAACTTTGTTGGTCAATCACAAATTCTGGCTTGACCACAACGGTAATGGGATCGCAGTCGGACGACCGACAGAGATGCATGCGGTGAAGATCGCTGACATTGGAGATGACAAAGAGTGGGGAGTGATTGACTTAACGACTAAAGAGCAAGTCAACACTTTTCCCAAAGCACAAATCCCTCGACTGCGGCCTGGAGATCGAGGGTTGTTTGTGGTTGCTGATGTCACAGTAGATGACGTTGCCAAGATGGTGAAGTCGGGAGAACTCTCGACCTTCTCATGGCGAGGACTTGTCTCTGTGGATTATCGAGTGAACGACAGAGGAACAACCGAACGAGTTTTGAGAGACATTGATCTCTACGAAGTAAGTCTGACCCACATACCGGATCAGACATCGGCCCAAGCTGTCGTCGTAAAATCAGCAGATGGAGTAGATCGCAGACTGCCACTTAGCGTGTACGCTGTGCGGTTGGAGAAAAGTAAGTATGAGTCAAAAGAGTTAGCGGAAGCATACTTCAAGACTCACAATTTGCAGTGCGATGCTGTGAAAGACGAAAATGATTCTTTCTATGGATTTCAACGGAAGCAGAGTGACTTCGATGCCAACCAACTTGTCACAGTAAAAATGGCAGACGGTGTCCATATTATTGCAGGCCCGCTGAAGCCGGAGTCCGAGGATGGATCATTCACTTGGGTTACTCAATCACTTGGTAGTGAAGAAGCTGAAAAGCTCGCTACCTTAGACCACACTTCAGAGGAGACTGAAATGTCTGACGATGCGAAGAAAGTTGACGATGAAGTTGTAGAGTCTCAGGACGAGACCACTGCAACAGCCACCGAAGAGATCGTTGAGGATCAAGAGGTGGAGAATCAAAGCCTTGAGCAGATGGAAGCGTTTGCCGGTACGGTTGCCGAAAAGACAGCCGCTGGTGTTGCTGCTGCACTTGGCCCCATGTTTGAGACGATGACTCAATCGTTTACGAACGGAATCACTGAGTTGGCCGAAAAAGCTGCCTACAAGAAGAACACCGGAGCATACGGTGGCGGCGGTGGCGGCGGTGGTGCCGCAGGTGCCAAAGACGAGGACGAAGAGAAAGAGGAAGCTCGTCAGGGTGCCGGTTATGGTGACAAGATGAAAAAGGCGAAGAAGAAAAACGCCGAAGAAACGGAAACGGAAAACGAAGAAGCTGAAGTTGCCAAGTCCGCTGGAGACTTTGATCAGGTGATGGGCGTACTGAACGCACTTGCCTCGAACCTCAAGCAGACCCAGGAGCAGGTAGTAGAAGTTGCGAAAACCGCCGAAGGTATTGGCAAAGCCATGCCCGAAGGAGTAAACCGCGACGAGAAGATTGATGTCGAAAAAGGTGCAGAAGGTGATCTGAACTCCGTGTTCGATTCGACTTTCCCGTTCCTTGGCAACGTCGAGTAATTTTTTCAATTTCCGTTTGAATAAGGATTTTTTTCATGGAAGCGAATATCAAGCTGCCGTTGAAGGAGTTGATGAGCAAGAGTGCCATCGATTCCTCCAGCCTGCCGAATTCGGTATTGAACCGAGAGCAGGCGAATCGTTTCATCGATCTCGTTGTAAACGAGTCGGTGCTTCTCCAACGTACTCGCACGGTGCGAGTCAACCGCAACAAAGGTGAAATCAACAAGTTGGATCTTGGAACGATTGTCACCGAAGGTGCCCACACGACTAGTAAAGCCTCGACTCGCGTTCCGACCGAGTCGGTCGTAACTTACGACTGCGAGAAGTATCGCAGTGCTTTCGATCTCAAGACTGACTTCATGGAAGACAACCTTGAGCGGGCCGGAATTCGTGACACGCTCCTGAGCATGTTCTCGAAGCGTATCGCCATCGACACCGAGCTTGCCGCCATCGAAGGTGACGACAGCAAAGCAGTCGGTGACGGACAGACTGCCGAGAATAATCTTCTTGGTGTGAACGATGGATGGGCACAGATCCTCAAGGATCGTGTACCTGCCGCACAGCAGATTGATGCTGGCGACAAGGCTCCTTCCAAGATCCTGTACTACCAGATGAAGCGTGCGATTCCTTCCCGTTACCGTGCCGCCAAGCCAGACTACGTCTGGATTGTTCCGTCCGGTCCTGCGGATAAGTGGAAGCTTGATTGGAGTGACCGCGAGACTGCCGGTGGTGATGCTGCACTCAGCAGCGGGTTGGCCCCCGGACCTTGGGGAATTCCGCTGTTGGAAGTTCCGCTGATGCCGGAAGACGGTGCTGGTGGTTCGGGCGACCGATCCCAGATCTGGTGTACCCCACTGAACAACTTGATCTACTTTGTCCAGCGTGACATCACGATTGAGTTCGACCGTCAGCCCCGACAAGACGTGTGGGAAATCACGATCCACTTCCGAGTGGACTTCGAGGTCGAGAATAGCGATCTCGTCGTGATTGCCAATGACGTTTCAATGAGCGGAAACGATTACACTGGTTAGTTTTTACGTGTACCCAGTCCGCTAAAGATATGGATCGGGCGGGCGTTTTGCCCGTCCGGTCCTTTTTTATTATGGATGGATTTGAAAACATCAATGATCGACAAGAGCCTATGTACTCACTTCCGAGTAACTGGGAAGGGATGAAGATATGCTTGTTGTGTGATACCGGACTGGGCGATGTTATCATTGTTTCAGCCGGACTGAAGACTTTGAAATCTGTAAATTGCGAAGTCACTATTGCTGTCAAGCCACATCAAATCTCGTTGGTCAAAGAGCTTGAAGGGGTGGATCATGTCATTGCGTGCAGGGATGCAGACCTGTACAGAAAAAACTTCGATGTCCTTCTAGATTTTGAAGGAGTGGTTGCAACCCAAGCCCACATACGGGAGGGATCTTACTACTCTCTTGTTGAGAAGTGGTTCGGTTTTCCTATTGGACTTGGTAATTTTGCAAACATATATCGAAACCCTATTCCAAGATATGAAGGTCGGTCAGCAATCTATCTTCATCCTGGTGCGAGTAATCCGAATCGTCGATGGAAAGATAGCAGCTGGAAAGAACTAGCCTACGAGATTAGGGATCGCAAACTGCATGTTTTTTGGTTGGGAACAAAAGACGAGTTCGGATTCAATGACACGGGCATCACTAAGTTAAGCGATGAGAATGAAGACTTTGTCTGGCAGGTCAAGCACCTTGCCGAACACGGTTCTTTTTTAATTGGTAATGATTCAGGGTTCGCACATATTGCAGGTATTTTGAACATCCCAGGCTGCATCTTATTTTTTGCTACGCATGAAAAAGATGTCATCGGAAGGTATCCAGATCTCAAGGGTGTGGATTGCTTTGACAAGTTAGGTGTGTCTCCCACTCGTTCTCTGGATTCGCACGACACAGTTGCACAGCATAGTTCCAATCTCCTGACAACGAATGATGTTCTTTCTGCGTGTGGACTGGATATAATCGAGAAAGAAGTTATGGAAAGAGATATAAAGCCAGCGACTCGTTTGACCATAGGCATAGTCGGACAGACGCTAGCCACAGACGAATTGGCTAGTTTTCTAGCTCAACACTATGACGTAGAGATTGTCGAAGAGTTGCCGAGCAATGGACGGGCCTTTGACGTAGGTATACAGGTAGACGACGAGGATTGGGTGGCGAAGATCACCGCCCGATCAGGTGTTACCGTGCAGGTAGCAATTGTTCACCCTGAGAATGTTCGCAGGGCCATACGGGAAGTTTTGAACAAGGATTGAGACATGGCTTCTAAAGAATGGAAATTTTTTACCCCCGAGCTATGTGCGTTTATTTTTACAGTGCTAATTGTTCTGGCGTCGATCAGTGCAACGTATGGGATAAGTCAACATCGACTCGATAAACACGAAGACGACCTCCAAGACTTGAATACAACAGTCAAAGAGGTAGAGACGGATGTGAACGATAACGAGAATCTCCTGATAAAGATCTCGAACGATGTGAAATGGATTGTCAATCAACTAAAAAAATCAGACGGAGACAAATAACATGGCGACCGCTGGCAACGAAACAATCAACTCTACGGGCAAGAATGTCTATGAGGATGCAAACGGTTGCACTTCTTTCATAGTTATCTGCAAGTCAAGCTCATCGTACAATGCTCTGGTGAATATCCCAGGACTTCACGACTCTGCTGAGTTCTTTACCGTGCAGCCAGGAACCGAGTATGTGTTCCGGTTAAATCACATGGGAATCAAAGAAGTATTTGTCAAAGGCGATTCGGGTGACGCCGATGTAATTTACGGAGTTGTTGGCATTACTTGGTCGGAGGGTTAAATGATTGAGGCACTACGATTCTGTACTTTAAACGAATCCGAAGGTTTATACCGTGACGGCGATGTCATTGTTGTTGCCTTACCCAATCATCCGTGGGGCACCGAAGACAAACGTGTGCATGCGGTGTGTGAAGTAGAAGATCCAGAAATGGAAAGTCTACTGTTGACGAAGCAGGCAAACGGGGACGCTTACCCTGTCCTGAGCTATCCATACGCAGATTATGAGATAGAAGAAGGAAACGCTGCACCAATTGTACGAGCGGTTTCTACCAAGCACGTTGATATTTCATTGTTGGATGACAACCGACAGATTTTAGTTAGAGACCGAACAACTCCCGTCAACAAACTCACTGAAAGTGAATGCACTCTCAAGGATCGATAAATGGCTATCACTGTAAGTACTGTCGGACCAGGAAAAGATTATTCAACTCTAGCAGCATGGTGGTCAGCCAAAAGCGGCGGCACCGATGTTGCACAAGCTGTCTGCTATTCGGGATCTGATTTAGGCATGCTTGCAATTACTTCAGCCCCTTCGTTCACCACTAGTGCTTCCGAGCCGCTAAGAATTTCAGTCGCTCAAGGCAATATGCATGACGGCGTCACTCCGAATACGGGTGCATATATCACTGCAACTGGCTCGTTCCAGGCGGGGATCGTAATTAGCGCGGGAATCCACTATGTCGAGGTCGAGGGTCTAGCTTGTAGTGCGGGGGCGCAAACTTTTGGAATCGTAGGGGCCGGGTTAGTTGCATCTTCATTTAGCAAGTGTTTGATAGTTGGTCCCTCGGCAGGCACCCAGGCTCTTAGCGGAATGGGTCTGTATACAAACTTCAATTTGGCTCAAAACATAGCGTGTAAAGTTTTCAACAATATCATTGTCAACTGCGGAGAAGGTATTGGTGCGGTATGCGGGACTACTGCTGGAAGCGTAACCTTGAGGAAGTGGGAAATATATCACAACACTGTCAAAGATAGTTCGGGGAATGGTATTGCATGGAGCTTCACAGGTACTGCATCGACCCCTACTATCAACTTGCACATAAACAATAACATTGTGGTGGGGTCTGGCGGTAGCGACTATAACGAAATAAGCTCTGCATCGTCTAGGGCAGCACACACTGTAACTAGTGAAGGCCATCACAACAACATTGCAAGTGATGCGACTGCAAGCTCAGCGGGTCCAGGGGCATCTACAAGCGGCGCACAAGACAGTAAAACTGCCAGCAGTTTGTTCACTAATTCAGGGACGAACGACCTTACGTTGAAGGTAGGTTCCGCAGCCATTGACACAGGGAATTTTGTGTCTGGTCAGCTGGCGTTTGGATTTGACACCGACATACTTGGTAGAAAACGAAAAGCCGCATTTGATTGCGGAGCGTTTGAATATCTTCCGCAGGGTGATTCAACACATGTAAACAAAGCGTCACAGCGGTTATCTGACGGAAGTGCTTTAATGGGAGACTAAATGATAGGAGTAACAGTTGGCGCAGGAAGTAAGTATGAAGAATTCGCACGGAGAGCAATGGACAATGTTAAAAAATATACAGGACTCGATTCGATATGCATTAAGAACAACACAGTGGTTCCGGCATCCGCACCTTTTTTGAAGTTGGATATTTGGGATCACACGGACGCAGAGAATGTCTTCTTTTTTGATGCGGACATTGTGATGTTTCGGAAGTGGGACGTGTCAGTTTATAAGAACCTTCCTTCGATCATTGCAGTGTCTGATATTTTATCAGAGGTGTATTTTGCGGAACACTTAGTCAACTGCCCCGAAATTAAACCAGGGCGATATTTTAACACCGGGGTGATGATTCTTAATCGTACACATCATGAAAAGGTATTCAAAGAAGCTAAACGACTGGTGTCCGAGGCACCTTATTTGTCTAGTTTTGTGTATGAGCAATCTTATTTTAATCAGGCGGTGCATAACTTAGATGTTCCAGTTGCACTCCTACCCGACAAATACAACTACATAGGTTATGAAACACTTCGACCTGCCCCTTCTCCCGATCACACGGTGATTGCACATTGTGCGGGCGGGGTCCAGTTTGACAAACACGAATGGTTTGAGAGGGTAAAAGGCAGATGTCAACCTATTTAATCAACTACGCATCGGGTGCCGAGAAGTATATTCAGCGGCAGCAGATTCAAGTAGAAACTGCTCAAGAGGTCGGAGGATTCGACCACATCTTGACGTTTGACGAGACCATTCTGAGCAGCGAGTTTCGGGCCGCGAACTCCGACATTCTTGAATACCAGAATGGTGCAGGGTTGTGGATATGGAAGCCGTATCTAGTTAAGCACGTTCTAGAAAATGTTGCGTCTGAGGGTGACGTAGTTTTCTATGTTGATGCAGACCATCGATTCGATAAGTCTCCCACAAGAATTTTCGAGAGGTTTGACGCTCGCGAAGGTAAAGATAGAGACATATTTTTATTTCACGAATGGGGAGATCAAGCTTGGAATTGCACGTATCCGTGTACGTTTAAGGCGATGGGAGTAGAGCATGAGTCTTTTTATAGACTTACCATGTTGTTAGCGGGGTATCACTTATGGAGAGCCGGAGATCAATCCATAGATTTTGTTACTAAGTGGTTAGAATGGTGCTGTAATCCAGACGCACTTTTGCCAGTCGGTCCATGCCCAGAGATCAAAGCGCATTGCTTCGATCAGTCGATACTTACTTTGTTAGCAGCTATCGAGGGAGTTACTGCGGATGTATCTCCAAAGTCCACCGGCCACATTGCTGAAGCTTATCGAGGAGAGAGATAATGGGGAACTACGCTGCGAATGCCGATGTTACAGGTCACAAGATAAACGGGAAGACAATAGATCTTTCGCAGTTTACCAGTTCAGAGATTACAGCCGAGATTGCAATTGTTGAAGAAATAATTGAAGGAATCTGCGAGGATATTTTTTATGCCAAAACAGAGACGCTGTATTTCAACGGGAACGGAAGAACAAAGCTATTCTTTTTTCCAAAAACAAAAAACCGACTCATATCAGTCACGTCACTCAAAGAATTGGATCTTGATGGCAGTACTGTTCTGGATACTTTTGTAGCGAACGACGACTACAAAGCGTATCCGTTTTATCTTGAAACTTCGAGAGCGTTCTCGGGTGACTCGCCTCGGCGTAGGTTTGGGTCAGGGGGAGTGTGGCCGAAAGGTCAAAACAACATTCAAGTAGCTGCCAGCTGGGGGCACACCACGACTCCCGCAGATATTAAGAGAGCCACGATTCTTCTGACCTTGGAAAGCTTGAAGCCAGGGTCTACTCAACAAACCCCGAGCAACATAATGCAAACGGGTTGGAATGATTTTCAGATCACCTTCAAGACGGGCGGCAGCGTAGTCGGAGGACACAACACTGGTTTTGTAGAGATAGATCGGATGTTGATGCGACACTATAACGATGTCGATCTGTTTCTTACTTCATCGACGGAACGTGAAGATTACGAGGACAAGTACGAAGGATGAAAAATTCCACACTTCCACTGTATGGATTAGGTCAAGAAGTAAACATCATCCGCAAGATTGAAAAGGTTGACGGATTTGGTGGTGTCACCCTGACTACTACTGTGCCTATTTATTCAAATCGTCGATGTCGTATCACAGTCATGAACGACAAGGACGAACAGGATGTGTATGGTGTAGCTAGCGGCACCCACTGGAAGGTAGTTCTTGAGCTATCCAGGGCAGTTCAAAAAAATGATTTTGTATCTGTGCCTTGGGGAACATATCCAAACGTAGAAGTTGCCGGAGGTATTGATGGGGTGCTACCGCCACAAGTCGAAATTACCACACCGTTCGGAAACAAAACTATGTTTTGGTTTCCTGCGGACACCGACGACTTCGGAGGGACAGGGTACTACTCCAATAAAAACTCGGTCTCTGGCGACCCAGCAAAAAACTATCACGTTATGTGGACGGGTTCCGCTTGGCAATTTAAGGATACTGTCGCTCCAGTTAATTATACCTTTGAAGGGTACGAGCAGCACTGGAACATTTTCAATCTGGATTGGGCGACGATTCCGTTTCACACCGGAGGGGGAACAACGTACCCGTATTCAGTTGTTGGTCAATCAGGGGCAACCAAAGAGTATCGGATTCAGCATGTTCGCCATACAGTGGATATCCATGGAGCAATGCACCATACAGCACTGATGATGGAAGAGGAAGAAACCGATGACGACTTGGAGATGTGATGCAGACTTTACTTTTTAAATTGACTGGACCGGCGAAGCTGAGATCCGGTGAGGTGTACACACAGCTAGGGCGAGAGGCAAACCTCATTGTCCGAGCGTCTTTGCATACAACTGCCATCCAGGTGCTAGTTCCTGCAATCCGAACAAAGTTGCGAGAGAACAAATCAATTTTTAGAGGAGCGTTGTTTCAACGCATAAAAACAGAAGACTTGACCGGGCCGGTTCCCGGCGTTGTCGTTGGTGCGATGGGTGTAGCCTACGCCCAGGAAGTTGAGAATGGCGGCAAGCCTCGCAAAGTAGGCGATGCGGAGAAAAGGCAGATCATCGACTACGCATCAAAGAAGAACGGACTGAGTGGTTCAGACGCTGTTCGAGTTGCTCATGCCATAATCAAAACAATTGAAACGGAAGGCGTAAAAGCTCACCCGTTCTTGAAGCCTGCGTTGGCCGCAGCCGGACCCGAGTTTTTGGTGCGTTCACGGGGCCGAATCATGCGGCATTTATTTTTTCACTACCGCAAAATGTTAGGGGGTGGTCTGTAATGGCAATGCCCAAGAACAAGCAGCTGTTGAAGCAGCTGATCGACAAGTTAAGAACAGACAGCGGATCATCCGACAGTTTGATCACTCTGACCAGTCATCGAAATGATAGGATCCGAATTGGGAGGTATATGCAACCCCGAAAGGATCATACTCCGTATCTAGGGGTAGAGATTACAAACTCGATTCCACTGAACAACGTGGTTACTCAACTGCAAAAGGCAAGGATACATTACTGTGCCATTAGCAGAAATGAATTGACCGCTTTTGACATAGCAGATAGAATCGAGCAATTGTTGGATAATGAGGATGGTGCAAACCATACTTATTACGATTTTTCAGGGTCGAGTTATGGAGAAGTGAGAGTCTTAGATCATAGACTCCGAGAACGGAATGCACCGGATTTTGACGGAAAAACAGAAGTATGGAAGATCGTGGTTGAGGCAGACTGTATCTGGTCAACTCAACCTTGTGCGTTGTAATTTCCAAAGTTCTAGGAGACCCTGATAATGCCAAATGCATCAAATATCATCGTGGGATCGGCAGCGATCTCTCTCGATGGCGGTGGTGGTGCAGTGGACATCGGGTACACAATCGGTGGAACTACGGTTCGATACGAGCCGGAAGTTCGAGAAGTGTATGCCGATCAAGCTGTTGGTGTTGTTCGTAAAGCAAGAACATCCGAGCGGATGTTTGTAACTACGACAATGCTCGAAGTCACACTTGTTCAACTTCGTCGTGCGTTTATGTTGCCCGCTGCTAACTATAGCAGTGGCACAAGCACTCTGTATCTTGGGTACAACAATGCGTGTTGGACCGAAGAGTTTAAGATGGTTCTGGTAGGTGTTGGCCCTGGTTGCGGTACGCGAACATTTACTTTTGAGCGAGTCACGACTCTTAACGAAAAAGAGTACAACATGACCCGTGAAGAAGAGACTGCCTTCGAGGTAGAGTTCGAGTGTCTGAAGACCCAGGTCGCCGGACAGAATGGTCGTTTTGGTACTATCGTAGACTCGTAAGAAAGGTGGGTGGTCGATGGCTAGTTCCTACTATGGATCTAAGATCGATGCACAGTTGAACTCGCTTAGTATTGACACTGACGCGAAGGTTAAGACGTTTCGTGCGTTGCCTCGTCGTCAGGCCAGTAACAAGTCGGGTACAACTGCAAACAACTTTCAAACGGTCCACGATAATGTGGCGGCTGCATTTAGCAGTGCTGCTCCCAAGGTGCCTGTGTGGGTATCGAGGAAGCGAATTCGTCACGACACGTTAAGGTTGCTCCGCGAGGGGCAGTTGTAAACAAGTGCAGATGTCTGCACGTAAATTTTTTTTTAGGAGATTTACATTATGGGTAACACATATCCCATTGGTAAGTTCACTGTAACTTACTCAAATCCTGGTACGACTGTGATTCGATTCGTTGTCACCGATGACAGCAATCATCTCTCAACTACCAAGCTTCTTCGTTCGGTGCTGGGCAAAGCCATTGATACGTGGATTGCCGCAAATCGTACCGCTCTTGATTCGGTCGCTGGCAAAGTTGCTGACGCCGATGTCAAAGGTTCGGACGAGTACAGTGCTGGTGGAGCCGCTCCCGTAGGTGGTGGATTCAGCAAGTTCACGTTCACTTACTCCGGCAAGAAAGCCGAAGTGACCTTGAACAGCACCTCTGGTGTTTCGACCAGTGGAACGTACACGAGCGGCACGGCGATTGACATCCCGTATGCAGATGTGACGTAATCCTATCCATGGAAGGTTGAGAGAGTATGGACAAGACGCAAGAAATCGCAGACCCTACTAATTTGGTGGACGAAGTAACTGAGGGATCTTCTCAGTTTAGAACTAAAGATATAGATCAAGCCGCATTCATATGGTGCCAGGAAGGTGCCAAGCTGGATCGCCTGGAAGGCAAGACAGGGCGTGGCACGACTATCTTCTTTGTGTTCGTTCTTCCTCTGGACGAGAGGGATCTCGCCAAGTTAATTATCGATTACGCAAACGGCGACACTTCCGTGGAGCCTAAGAAGTATTGTCAGCAGCAGGAAACTCTGCGTGACATGTTACACGACAGCCTTCGAGCTAAAGGAAAGAAAAAGTGACCGAAACTGAAGAAATGATCGACGACACCTCACGGGCGGCAAACATTGGAATATCGCTCGCTCTCAAAAAGTTTCACCCCGACGAAGTAAAAGTTTACGAGTTAAGCCTGGAAGACATTCTTGGACTTAGTAAAGAACTCAAGGATCTTCTTATCGTTTTTCAGGAACAAAGTGCCACCCTCACAGAAGAAGACGGTCTGGGGGCGTTGGTTATTCTTTTGTCAAATCCCATCACGATGCATGCCCTGAAGACAGTAGCGGCGGGCAGCACTCGCAAGAAACCCGACGACTTTACAGGAATGGGTGCTACGGACTGGCTAAAGTGGGCAGTTGCCTTCAAGGCAGTCAATGATTGGGAGGAACTTCGCCAGCTTTTTTTTCAACTGGTTCCGAAAGGAGCAATGGACAGCTTGATGGGGGGAGAAACTTCGTCATTAGAATCTTCGACAAGTTTGGAAGCGAGTACGGATGGACCCCCGAAAAGGTCTTGAAGCTCACGTTGTATCAGATTCAGGAATTAGTAAAGGAGCAACACGAAAGACTATACACCACTATAAATTTAGAGTTGGGAATGCACCGAGTTGCAAATCACGGACAGCAAAAAGATATCAAGTCTTTTCTGTCTAACTTGCGACCGAGAGAAGATAATCAAAGACAAGGAAGATCAAGTCCATCACTAGGAACACCCGATGGATTTGTTCATGTCGAAAAACCGAAATAAAGGTCAAGGATGGCAGCGAACGATCTTGTACTAAGAGTGTCCGCGAATGTAGGTCGCTTGATTGCGAACCTTCAAAAAGCGGGTGCGGCGGTCAAGCGGTTTTCTGGGCAGACGACTGCGGCAGGAGCAGCAGCTACACAAGCTAGTGCTGCGATTGCATCGACAGGCAAGTCAGCTACTTCTGTTTCTAAGATTACAACTTCATCTCAAGTTGCTCAAAACTCTCTCAACAAAATGGCAGCGGCATCTACTCGTGTCGCCAGCGCACTGAAGCCAGTTAGTGCCGCAGTCAATCAGTTTGGAAATCGTTTCAAAAAGTTTGCTGCGGACACCTCATTCGGTAGAGAAGCAATTCAAGCGTATGGCGTAACCGCTGCCGCACTGAGTGCCAAAGTAAAACAAGGAGAGGCCGCACTCAAGAAGCTGTCTGCATCTATGAAGCGAGCCGGTGCATCTGCGGTTGCAGCGGGTACACAACTTAAATCTATGGCAACCTCTGCCGTGCAGTCGGCGGCTAAAACAAAAGCCGCACAGATGTCTATCAAAGGATTCAATGCAGTGAGTACTAAACTCACAGGAGCGTTGAACAGGGCGAAGGCATCGTTCACAGAATTTGGAGCTAAGATTTCGGCAATGGGTGCCAAGGTGGGCATCACCCGAGCTAACTTGTCAAAGTTTGGCAATGGTTTCATATCTCTGGCCGCGAAAGCAAAGTCTTCGGGAGGCGCGATCCTGAAGGCAGGCATGAATGCGATCAAGACCAACCCGATGTATCTCAAGCTGATTACTAGCTTGAAAGGCGCAGGAGCCGCTTTTGTATCTTTGGGAGCTAAAGCCAAAGCAGCGGGTGCCGCTATGAAAGCGGGCGGCATGGCTGCAATGATGGCGGGCGGTGTTATTCTTGCAGCCCTATCTCCAATTATTGCGACAGGGGCAAAATTTCAGCAGTCGATGGCTGACTCTTTTGCTGTGATTGGAGACTCCAAAGATATAGACAAGGGCGTGTCTAACATGACTCGTCTGGAGGACACCGCCAAGAACTTAGGAAAGACTACAGAGTTCACTGCCACCCAAGTAGGCCAAGCCTTCAAGTTCATGGGTCAGGCGGGCATGAACACCAATGAGATTATAAAAGCTACACCTTCAGTCCTTGCGTTAGCTACAGCAGGAAGTATGGATCTAGCCCGTGCTTCTGATCTTGCCACAGACATGATGACAGCGTTCGGACTTGAAGCCGGAGACATGGGTCGCATTGTAGACACCATGACCGCTGCCTCGTTAGCGTCAAACATGACTCTGGAGCAGATGGGAGAGTCGCTCAAATATGTAGCAGGTGTTGCTAAAGGATTTGGAATCCCGCTGGAGGAAATATCTGCGGCGTTGGGTACTCTTGGAAGTGCGGGCATCAAAGGCAGTCAAGCGGGTACTAGCTTGCGGATGTCTTTGATCAAACTTAATGAGGTAACCGACAAAGGGACGGCGATCCTTCAATCTTACGGACTAACCTATGCGCAGATTGATCCTAGTATTGTTGGATTACAGGGATCTCTTGAAGCATTAGCAAGGGCAGGAGTCACTACACAAGATATCTTTGCCATGTTTGGAGCTAGGGCAGGAACTAGTATGAGCCTGCTCATGGACAACATGGACAAGTTTGGCGAGATTTCCGATGAAGTGATGAACGGATTTGGAAAGGCAGCAAGTGTCCAAGCCGACAAGTTGGCAACTCTTGGAGGAGAGTTCAAACTGTTCGTGTCGGCAGTCCAAGGACTATCTCTGAGTGTGTTTGAATCCGTAGCCGACGATCTTGCAAATATGGTCAAGTTCTTCAGAGAACTTGCCGGATCTGCCGAAGCCTGGACTCAACGGAATCAAGGGTTGACAGCCAGCATCACCAAGATGGTGGGTGGGTTAGGTTCGTTTCTACTTATCGCTGGTGCTATGTCGATGGCAATAGGGGCAGCGTCTTCGATCTTTGGGACTTTAGTAGGAACTATTGCAAAGATTGGCGTGGTGCTGAAGCCGGTAGGCATAGCCATAACCACGTTTTTAGCGGGCCTGACCGCTGTCAAGGCTTTGATCGCTGCACTTGTTGCAGTAATCGCAGGCGTATTGATTGCCACTCTGATATCTGCCCGAACGATGTTCGACAATGTAGCCCGTGCAATCGGAACATTGTATGACGCAACTATTGGAAAATTTATCGAAGGGTTTATTGAAGGGTTCAGTAGGCTGGGGCAAGAGCTTGGCCCGGTCATGGATGCAGCCGGAGCGGCATTTGAACAAATAGGACAGGCTATTGAATACGTTGCGGGCGTTGTGTCGGACATGCTTGGAGACTCGTTCAAGAATCTAGGCAAGACTATTGCTGACATTGGCCTCGACATTCTTGTCGGAACCTTTGAATTAGTTCGACAAGGGGCGACCGCAGTTGCCGAAATGATTACGAGTGTAGTAGACACTTTCATCTTTTACGGTAAAAAGCTCGGACTTGTTAGCGAAGACACGGAAACTTTTGCAGAACAGCAGAAACGACTGAAAGATGAGTTCAAAGCTTTGGAGCCGGAGATTCAAAAACAAATTGACGGCTTCGATAAAATGCAGGACAAAGTTAAAGAGCAAGGAACCGAGTTAGGAATTCTTGTCGATACTCTGTCCGATACCACAGAAGCGTCAAGTGCCGAGATGCAACAGGCATCAAGGTTGGCAGAGAAGTATGGCGACATCAATAATGCAATTCAAGAGAACAAACAAGCAATTGAAGGGCAGATTCAAGCTCATGAGGCAATGCTTGCAAACGGAAATCTTACAGCAGCCCAGCGGCAACAATATGAGAGGCAGTTGAAAACCCTTAATGATCAACTTAGAACTTTGAAAGCAACGGAGGATCAATATAACGAATCGTTGAAAAACGAAAACAACATGCTGACCGCAAGTGCTACTTCGATTCAAGCGGTTACTGACAAAAGAGCAAAGGAAGCCGAGCAGTTAGAAAAAACAAAAGCCGCTCTATCTGCACATCAGGACAACTTGTCAAAGCTTGCCGAACTCGAAAAAGAAATGGCGGGAGATCAAACCCTTGCAAACAAATACGACGAGAGAATTCGCGTAATTGAAGAAGAACAAGAAGCTCGTCGCGTGTTGCTGGAGAAAATGCGGGAGCAGTTTGTAATTGAACTGGAGCATGCTAAAGCTAAAGAAACTATCAATCAAAAAGAAATTGACCGTCTTAACAAAGTTATAGAACGAACAGACGCAGCGATTGAAAAGAACGACGAGTACGCACAATCTCAGATTGACGGGGTAAATGACGCCCGAGCCGCAGATCAAAAAGCATTTGAAAATCAGCAGAAGATTGACGCAGCGAACCGACGAGGCGATAAAGTTGAAGCCGCTAGACTCCAAGCACAGGCCGAGTTTGATGAGAAGAAAAAGAAGATCGACGAGTTGTACGATCTTGAGGATGCCGAGCAAGCAGCTGCACATGCCACGGCGATGGCAAATCTTCGAGCAGAGCGGGACGCTAAGATTGAAGCAGCGAAGCAAGCCGGTAACGAAGCTAATGTGCAGGATCAGGCTCAACAGCAAGACAACCGAGCAGACAAAGCCCGCGAGCAGATTAAACACGAACAGGCGATCTTCGGAGAAAAAGCCAAGCAAGCCCGAACGGTGCAGACCCTGCTTCAGCTTGAGCAGGCACGGATGGCAATCGAGGACAAGCGATTCCAACGATTGAAGGACGCCCAAGACAAGGCAGTGCAGGCCGAGAACAGCGTGGCCGCAATCCGCGAAAAACTAGAGAAAGAAACAGATCCAAAAGAAAGACAGCGTCTACAGAAACTGTTGAACGAGCGAGAGTCCGATCTTGCTTTCGAGCGAGGGCGGGCCGACAGACTTGCAGCGGATGCGGGTGTTGAGATTCAACAGGAGAAGCTCGATCAGCTAGAATCACAAAAAGCAAAGATCCAACAAACTCTCGACGACATCCTCGCACTGAAAGCAGGACTTCAAACAAGACTCGACGAGTTTGTTGCGGTGTTCGGAGATGCGGGTGGTCGTATGGCAACCGCTATCTATGACGGAGGGGGAGGAGATAGTGGCTTTGCTGCCAAGTTTGTCGGGAGTAGGGAGCAGATCAACGCAGCCCTGAACGCATGGACTCCAAGTGTGCAGAACTGGGCAGACGGATTCGCATTGATTTTTGAAAACTTAGCTACTGCCATAGAGCAAGATCTTCAGAGAATAGTGGCCGCTGTGAATCAAGCAAATGCTGCGACGAGTTCATCGGGCGGGTATAGTAACACCACATTTATATCTAACAACTTCGGAGGAGGTGCCGGAGCAGGTGGGGGAGGACCGGCCCGACCATAGGCCAATTTGATATGTCTACAATACATGAACAAAGAGCGTTGCTAAAAGATTCGGGTGGATCGAGTACTTTGATTACCTGCCCACCTCAGTTGTCATACAATCCCTATGTCCCTGGGAAACGAATGACTGTGACCCCTACAGCAAACGCTGTGTTCGTACAGTCTTCCAACCCGCAATACATTGCAGGCGACGATGTGATTCAGTTCACTATTGAAGCCGCATTTCCTTCCGAGTATCAGAGTTTCAGTGATCGGTTCTTTACAACCACTCCTGTTTTGTATAGGTTTGTGGGGTACTGGAACGATGACTACAGTGTTTATTTTACGAGCTTATCTCCCCCAACTGTGAGAGGCAGGTCGTTTGATTTCCAAGGTACTTTTCGGATCATGAAAGTGAATTCGTTACCTTCGGGACTGACTTGTTAAACTATGAGTGTGCCGAGTGGACTAGGCGGTTCGTTTGTTAGTCAGGTTCTGTATACATACATGCAGTTCCCAGTTCTTGAGTGGCGAAAAGACACTCTCTTTACAAACTATGATTTTCATCTTGCAGACTTTAATGTCTACGAGCCCACAGGTAGTCCAGGTGACAGTCAGAAGTGCGGTAAAGAGGAGCCTTCTGGAGGCGGCGGCGAAGGAGGAGGCGGCGGGGGTGACGGAAGAGGTCCGACAAAATGTCCTCCTTGTGGTCAAAAAGTTCGACACGGTGAAGGTACTGTTCAACTTAATTGGAACGCAGTTCCAGATGTAAAGAGATACATTGTTCAGTGGTCTCGATCTCCGAGTTGTCGTGGGCGAGGTACTCGTGCTACTTCAGTCGGCCCAGGTCAGACGAGCTACGCCCTGAAGATTGGTGTTGACGTTGTTCCTGGCGAACAGATTTGTTATCGAGTCACTGCCATTGGTCAGGAGGGGCAGACCTCCAGCGGAGAATGCAAGTGTTTGGGCGTGTGCCCTGTTCAAGTTGACAACTTTGAACAAGAGGCTGACCTCGACGCAAAGTGTTGCGAAGCGGCAGGCGTGGAGGCACAGCTTGAGGGACCAGACACTATTGATTGCTGCTGCAACCCTGAGACGTATCAGGCTAAGATTTCTATGAAGGGAGGCGGCGGTGGCGGCGGTGACGGACAAGATAAGTTTGAATTAGTAGCAGACAGCACTCGGTGGTATCTAAATCTTAACGAAGGTAAGGCCAAATTTGACAGTGGTCTGGATCCTGTCAGGGAGGCTGCTCAAGTTCGGCGGGGCGGGGGGGCAAATAAAGGCGAGTCTTGTAGCATTGTTGGTATCGGTAAAGCGGGCCGACCGTCACCGATGCGTCCTGGGGAAGACACAGGATACGAACCAGAAGATGGTGGGAAGCCTAAAAAGTTTTTTCTTTCATTCAGCACTAAAATAAAAAATACAACCACAAATGAAGAGTTCAGCTGTGGTGCCATGAAAGAGATTACGCTGGACTGTAAATCTTCAAACATCGAGAAGAAGCCTTGGCTGGGTCAGAACTCTCAGCTGCATCAACTTCGTCAGCTACATCCAAGTTGTTTGACGATCTGGAAATCTTTGTGTGCCCAGTTGATGCGGGGAGACTTACAGCTAGGTGAAGAGAGCTACAGCAGCATGGGTCCAGGCGGCAAATCTTTTGGATTTACCAGCCCCCTGAACAGGTTTGGATCTGCTCCTAGTATTTACACAGGTTATCGATATGATCCGTGGGCAGGTACTAACTTCTATGGATACTCTGGATATGGATACTTTAGTAATTACTGGGCTAACTACCAAGTGACTAAGTTTGGCGGTGCGTTTATGTTGGACTTCCAGCACGACCCAGTCCCTCAAGCTGTTGATGGATCTTCTCGACCTTCATCTCCAGCGGCATCTGGAGAGGGTCCGGCGAATATCCGAACTTTAGGAATAGCCGGTGAATTTTTAGGGCCAGATACAGTTCAGAGACTTCGCGGTATGCGGTCTGCAATTGTAATGAAGCCTACAGAGACACAGTGGGAATCTACTTACGGAGTAACTTGGGGGCCACCCGTTCGAGCGTTGAAGTCATTTTTGACGAATGACTTGTATCTGGATCAAGTAAATACTTCAGGAGGTTGGGAGACGGGAGTCAATCAATTTCTTGATGGTAGTTATTTCAGTTACACGTTAAACCTTGGCGATGTTGGAATGCACGCAGGTGCATTGACAATCAAGCAGCCAGGGCGATACTGGGTCACCGCAAACATCGAGGCTGAAGGGCAGCATACCATTGGTAATTTTACCGGCCCGATGTCTGGACAAGATTGTAAGATCGGATACGAGGCACACATTACGAAGAATGGAATTGCACAGCTTGAGTCACAAGTTTTGACGAAAGCATTTACAGGAACAACAAGAGAGACTCAGCGGATTACTTCGTCCAAGAAGATACTTATGCACTTGGAAAGAGGAGATGTGTTGGGACTTGTTGTAAGAAAACGGACAGGAACGTATGCACTCTCCGGTACGGGTGGATCTTTCAATGATCAATGGATGAGTCCGACGATCAAAGGAACGAACACCTTCATAACTTTGGAGCCGATATCAAGCGTAAACTATTAGGAAACGGATATGTACGGATATGATGATCTCACTCCCCCACAATGCGATTGGTCACAATACGAAATAGACATCAGTCATTTCTGTGAGAAGCGTGCAGACGTATGCACTGCCATCGCTGTCATCGGGGCTGACAGGCTAACCTACTACAAGAGAACCCTGAGAACTCTTGCAAAAAATAAGCTAGCCCATCAGCTGCCTGTCTATGCGTTTTTAGACTACCCCCCTTATTCCACCACGCCGGACGAGGATCAGGAGGCGATGGTTGCGGAAACACTGACGCACTTCCCTGATGCCCATGTGATATGTCGCAAGGTAAACTTTGGATGTGGTCGGAACATAATCGATGCACGGAGGCAGCTGTTCGATCACCTGGAGTATGAGAAAGTTTTCATCATTGAAGACGACATGCTTCTCAGTGACAACTATCTGCAACTGTGTATGAACATGATGGAGTGGGCACAGTCTAAATGGTCGAACATCGGAGTTGTGCAAGGCTGGAACAAATGCTTCCTGACCGAAGCCCAAAAAAAAGAAAGGCTGTCCGAAGTTTTGCCGACTATGACGAACTGGTGGGGCTACCTGATGCACAGATCTTGTTGGGCGTCCATGCGAGAAGGTTTGTACAGATACGAACGAAAATGGTTGGGATGGGAGTACAATGCTCGACCACATCAGCCGATTGCGGACTGGCTAAAAAAAGAACTTTTCGACTTTCCTCTGAGATTGAATGCACTTGCCCCAGGTGAGGCATGGGAAGAAGCACAGGAGAAGTTTTGGAATGCTCCCGCGACCGGACAGGACGCAGCCACTATGTTGGGAATGCACAATGGAGGATGGTTGCGACTGGCCCCGGTAGTCAACCGAGGGCAGTACATTGGACGAATGGGGATACACATGAACCCAAGCTGGTTCATCAATGATAGATTTGACGAGATTCTGCTTCACCAGTTTGAAGAGGATAAATCTTTGACCTCGTTTTCTACGAATCACTTGCCTCCTCCCGAAGAGGAGGATGAAGAGTTTGAAGGAATGCGATCTATAAAAACATAGGAGACTGTCATGGGGATAGATTGGACGAATCCCAAAGCAGTCATGAAGGCGACCATGAGCTTCGCCTCCGCACTGCTGACGGGAGAGGACGTATCGAAGGATCGACTGGCTAAACGACTGGAGATATGTGCAACTTGCGAGCTTGTCGAGATGGAAGGCGAGCAGATGGTGTGCGGGATATGTGGATGCAAGATAAAAGAAAAAGGTCTCCAAAACCTAGCAAGGTACGAGGAGACAGCCGGGTACGGATGTAAGCACCCGGACGGAAGTAGATGGAAAGCAAACGGAGTGTGAGATGTACAAGATTGTTATCGTAGGGGAAAGTCCGAACAACCCGTCTGGGTTCGGGCAGCAGGTGCGGATGCTTGCGGAAGGATTCCAGAAAAGAGGGCATGAGGTCAACTGCATATCGGTCAACCACCCGTTGAACAACTTGCAGCACGAAATAGCAGAGTGGCGAGTTCCAGACATCATGGATGTCGATGTCGTCGACAGAACTCTGCATCAACTTCAGCCGGACATTGTGATCAACTTCTGGCATACCGCAGGCGTGCAGCGGGCCGCAGCCTCTCAGTGGTCTCCTGCAAATGCACAGTCTTACTACTGGCTACCGTGGGAGGGCAGCAGCATTCCCAACGATTTGAAGGATTGTTTTGCTAAGGTTGAAACTAATCGAATAGTTCACCTGTCCGAGTACGCGAATGATCTATGGCGTAATTACACAGACACTACGGTGGTCATACCTCACGGTGTAGATCCCGAGATCTTTAATCGAGAACCAATTGATCGGGCCGCTGTCAGAAAGAGATGGTCCGAGAAGTTTTCAGGGGTTATCTACGAAGACGACATTGTCATCTTGAGCGTAGATCGAAACATTTGGCACAAGCGGTGGGATGCTACTATCGACTTAGTTCGCAGAGTTCAGGAAAAAACTACAAAAAGAGTCAAGCTACTGGCTCACTGTCGAAAGAAAGAAGACGCCCCCGCTCCTATCAATGGCTACAACATTCCCGAGCTAGAGGTGGTGTACGGGCTAAAGCCGGGGACCATTGTGTTTACCGACTTTGATTGGATCAACCCGATGACCCGAGAAGAGTTGTGTGAGTTGTACAAAGGATGTGATATTCGTGTCTCTTGTTCTCAGGGCGAAGGGTTTGGCATCCCGACTGTCGAGGCTGCATTCAGTGGGTGTCTCCAGGTCGTCAACGATACGACCACAATGCCGGAGTTGTTTCCCGAGGACAGTCCGTGCAGGGTTACCCCCGCGATGACCGAGGCACCTCGACATGTGCTGTATCACGTTCCTGATGTGAAGGAGATGGCGAACCGAGTCTGTCATTTTCTGTTTACTCTGACCGACGAGCAGCGGGATGGCATTCTAGATGTAAACGAGGAGCATGCCCGAGGGAGATACTCGTCATCGCTGATCATCGACAAATGGTGTGACCTGTTCGGTCGGAATCGGATCCTTTCGTACAAAGATAGATGGTACAAGCACTGGCGAGGGTACAATCATCAACTCTGGATCGACTATCAAAGTCACCACTTGATCACGATGCTGAAGGAACTGGTTGACGACAAGAGTCAGCCTCTCGTCTTCGAGGTGGGGTCACAAGACGGCAGATTCGTGAATGATTGTCAGGTGAGGGGCATCAATATCAAAGGCTTGGAGCCGGATCTTGAAGCTCACGCTCGAAGCCACGAACAGGCTAGGCAGCTAATTCTTCAGCAGCCGGTGGACAAATCATGGCCGAAAGCGGACATCATCGTGGTCAATGACACATTCACATATTGGGATTGGGATGACGTAGTCACGGCGGCTACCAAGATCCAGAATCACGAATGGCTGATCATCCGAAATAAGACTGTGTACAAGCGAGAAACCCAGTATAATGAGCCTGGAGATATAGAGACCCTCTTGAAGGATTTGGGGGGAGTTCGACGGCACGACCTTGAGTACATTGCCAAGGAGAAACTTGTTTCCAAAGACATGTCCCATGAGATTTGGAACTTTGGAGAGAATGCCGAGACCACGCTACCGGAAGGATTCCAATAATGTCGGACGGGTTGTTCGCTAGTAGTTTGCACAACAACATCATCAGTTGGGAGGTGTCTGCCTCCATTGATGGTGACTACTCTGCAAGTTTTTCTTTATCTAATGAAGAGGGGCAGTATGACGCTTCTCTAATCCCTGCGATTTTTAGCAGCGACAACCACTTGCTTCAACGAGCGTGTGCGATCAATTGGTCTCCGGTCGAAGCTTTTCTTGATGTCAAACTTATTGATGTTAGTAATGCGGGCGGCATCACTTCGTTAGTCAGTACAGATTTGCAAACTGCAAGCACCAATGCTCCCCCATCTACAATTCCAGACGCTAAACTTCAGGCAGGTGGGGCACGGCGACATGTCTTTGGTTTGGTCGAGTCTCACGGGCGGGCCGAGAACGATAGAAGCAACGAGCTATCACTGGACATCGTGTCCTTCACATCTCGTCTAAGAAAGAAAGATCTTACGGATTTTGTTACCACAGGGTCTACAGTAAAAGTTGCTATCGAGCAAGTTCTCGATGACATCGCTACATTGCACACTTCTTTGTGGGACACTTCTGCATGTCCTACCGAAGAATTTGTCGGCTTTATCGATGGCGATAATATCATCGAGTGCGTGCGGAAGCTTGCCCAGGTGGCAGGTGCAGACGTATTCACAAATGAGTTTGGGATCTTGGTTGTAGAACCGTGGAAAGATCACACCAGTTCTGTTGATTATGTCATCCCTGATGCTTTGATTCGCACAGTTAGCAAAGAGATTCCTATTGGTGACGCTCCTTCTGTTGTGACGGTATCGGGCAAAGATAGAGAAGAGGCAGACGGACCCGCAGAAAGTACAGACGCCACGGATCAAAGTGCAAACTCCGACTCGGAGCAGGAACAAAATTGCGGCGGTAGTGGAGACGACTCTAACACAGATCAGGGTGACGCAAACGATTCAGGCGTGGGAGAGGTGACCCTAAAAGGTAACTCTGCTGTCGAACAGTTTACGATCAGCGACCGAGACAGCTTACTCTCTTACATGAGTACGCTACAAAATGGTCCGTATCTGGACGAGGCTGTCGGTGTTCCGGTCATGCACACCAATCCGTTTGAGGCGGTAGGTCGAGGTGCAGGTGCTGGAGGTGGTCACAAAAAAATGATCATCCCTGTCCGAGAAATACCTCAAAAAACTGTTGCAATCGCGGACAGGAAAGTCATTGAGTATGAAAATCTTTTGTATGCATATCAGTACGGTTGCACACCAAACTGCGGCACGGTAGGAAATTCTCAAGGTGCTGCGGCAGGAGATCCTGGTGCGTTTCTCAGAGTTTGGGATCACTGCATGTTGGAACTCATGAACCAGAATGATCCCAGCAAGTTTGTGTCAGCGGAACCTGGGGATGAGGAAGATCACCCAGGGCATGGGAGTGTCGTCGAATGCAATGATGATAATTTACCGTTTCCTTCTGGGGGGAACAGACTTGTTCTAGATAATACTGCGAACACTGTTCACTTGCCGGTCGGTCATAAGTACAAGGGTCGAGATGATATTCATCCTGGTATGGCGATCCAGCCGTACAACCAACCATGGAGGCTTAACGGCACCATAGTAATAAAAGCCAACGAAAGATTTGAAGGATTCGGCGGCAACAATCGATATGCAAATGGAATGAAGAACTGCGTACAGTTGCACTACTTACCATTCGATCCGGTGACTGGATCGGGAGGAACAGAGTTTCTCAATCACTACGCAAATGTAAACAACCAGACCACTGGATGCTTTGTGGATGTAATCGGACAGCAAGTGGACGTTTACTATACGGGATGGTGCCAAGTCATCGAGGTCGTGGACGCTATCAATGCCCATTGGAAAGCTCAGAAGCTGATCGAAGTTGAGCATGGTCGAGAATACGACAGTAGTGAATGGCTGTGCAACGAAGCCCATGGAGGGCGGGCTTCAGACTACCCCAGCGTGGAGAACGCTGACTATGTATCAGACGGATCGGGATTCCTGCCCACACGGGAGGGAGGCTTGGAGTTTGACCCTGTGCGTGTCAAGGCGATGTGTCGTCAGGCTAACTCTCCGCGAGTTGCAAGAGGTGACGGAATGGAAGGAGACGGGGCAGGGTTCCCGAATAACTACTTCAGTCCGACTGCTTTTTCTTCTCCCAAGTTCTTTTGCGACGATCCCGAAGAAGTCGCAGAAGACGAGATCCGCAAGATTAAGTTCGACATAAAAGTACCAGGAGGGTTTGATTCCAGTAGAGTAAGAATGGAAGAAACCGCTCCCCGTCAAAAAGTAATCACAGGGCGAGATGCTTGGACGATTCGGAACATGAGCGAGATCTTGTCCAAGCAGAATGAACTGGCCGAGCAGCTGAAAGCTCTTGAAGATAAAGTCGAGGAAGAGAAAAAAGCGGCAGAATCAGAAAAGGCAGGAGGCAGCAAAGGCGGCGGGGGTACAGGTCAATCTGCGGTGCCACAGGTGACTGCGGAGGAAGCACTCCAGAAGACCCGTCAAGCTTTACGAGAGTCCGGTGGCATCATTCAACCAGGAAGCGGCAGCGGGCAACGAGGAGGTCATGAAAAAGATGTGGGTCTACAAACACAAGAACATCCTACCAAGATCCAAGGAACAGCCCATGACAGTTTCCTTCGGGACCAGTTTGGGTATGTAGGTCAGGAGTTCACAAACGAGTTCATTGCACACCGTTACCAAGCTACGAAGATCGCGGCCCGAGTATTACAAGAAGCCAAAATGAACAGGCGTCGATATTCTATCGACATGATGTACTCACCGAAGGTCGGACTGAACAGGGTTGTGAGGTTCAACACTCCCTACAGTGCCGAAGAAGTGACGGGCCGTGTTGTCTCTATATCAATTGCCTACGACAAGAGTCCGGCTGCAACGATGTCGATTACCGTCGAATCGTTTGAAGATCTAGGCAAGACATCGGCTTCGTCTAACATTCTTGGCAACCCTGCACTTCGTCAGCTAGATGGCAAGAATTGGAAGAGCGAAGCTACCGAAGCCGCACAAGCAAGAGTTCTGTCCGCTACAGATCTCACGTTCTTAGAGAATGGAATCAATTCAACATCTACGGATTTCCTGGCCGCTGGATTCATACCAAAGCAATGGGTATCTGTTGAGGGATCGACTAGTCGATACAACAATAGTGACAAGTGTATTCACACGGTGACAGCTAACAACATTACCTGGAGGCTGAACGATACGGGAGAACTTACTTCAGCCAATGATCACGATACCAATGACGCTATCGACGGAATCAACATATACAGTGTCAACATTCCGTATCAAAAGAAGCAAGAGGCACGTATAGATGACGGATACATTACCCTACAAACTTTTGACTCTACTTATCGAGGTCATGTTCTAGACAGACTTGCAGGAGACGATGGTCAGGCCGACTACGGCTACAATCGTCCGCGAGGTGATTATCCTGGGGGGACCGCAGAGATTTGGCAAGAGATAAAACTGCAAGCTGGATTTTATCGCTTGCTATTTAATGCACGGGACGATATGATTTCCGGCGGCTTCGACAACCTAGAACTCCATGTCGATTCGTCTACTGGAGGGCTAACCATCGGATTGGTAGATACCTGGACGCACAATGATTTGAACAGTGATACCCGTGCCCCTTCAACAATGAAGCAGCGAAGTAACATCAGTTCAACATTTGTAATTGCAGAAGCAAAGAAATACAAGATTAGATTTAAAACTTCGAGAACGGGCGGCATCTCTACAGGAGTCGGAAACAGAATACAGATCTCTAACGTAAGGCTATTCACCGAGACCACGATTTAACACATGGATAAATTCACCGCTGAGTTGTTTGCTCAACCTTTGCCTCTGACAGCCGAGCAAATTTGTGTATACCTTTGCATGCGTAGCGACATTGTCCGAAACGAGACAGTGACCGCTCGCATGGCTAAAGCATCCGGTGCGTTGTGCAGCGGGCTATCTTGCGCAACGATTGCGGAACGGCTCAACATCCCCGAGCTAACTGTTGCTTCCCATTTACGGAAGCTGTCCGATCTCAAGTGGATTCGATCCTCGGATGACACACTACAGTTGGGCACAAAAGACGGCATCGAGATAACTTGGTACTCTGACATCCCCGAGCCTCCTCCTGTTAAAGAAAAACCACAGGGCACCTTAGATCAGATCCGTGCATTGGCACAGGAAAAGTCGGAACAAAGCAAGGTCAAGCGTGTACGGATTTCGTCGAAAGCAAAAAGAAAATTAGTCGATGACACCATAGGTGGTTTGGTCTCAGATGAAAAAGCCAGCACGACTATTGTCAATCACATAGTCAATGAAACTCAGCGATTGTATAAGACTCGTCCCACCTTTGACGACCGCAGGATAAAGTTTGTATACGCGAATAGATTTATAAAGTACTGCGGAGATCTGGACTCTGCTAAAGAAGTTGTCACCTGGACGTTCGAGAACTGGGACAGCATTAAGAAACCCTTGAAGTTAGACATGGACTATCCCCAGCTGCAACTGTTTGCTACAAAATCGATTTGTGATCGACTAAGCAACTACATTGCCAAGGGGATTCCCACAGAAAAAGTTGACCGAAGCGGACTGGCTACCAGAGCCGACTCGCAAAGCATTGAGGAGGCACCCGATGAAGGTTGGGGAGATGCAACTAACTGAAGAACATCTGAGGCGTATCAGGATTCCAAAGTGCCACTGGCGGGCCGAACTGGACAGGATCCCAGAGTCCTGCCGTCACAAGTCCACTATTGTCCGGTACTGCGACGACATCGTGAACAAGGTCTGGGAGCCGACAGGTCTCCTCCTGTTCGGAGAGTACAGCAGCGGCAAGTCTGCCATCGGATCCATTTGCCTGAAAGCGGCAGCAGCCCAGGGGGTCATCGGGTACTGGATATCAGCCGGAGATCTTCCCAGGTATCAGATCGAGAAGGAGATGTTTGACGACGAGCTAACTTGCTACGAGCGAGCCAGGACATCTCCCCTGTTGGTCATCGACGAGTACTACATGCGGGCAGAGATGAAGTGGACAGAGGATGCCGTTGATGCCTTGGTCCGTGCCAGGATCGACGAGGAGAAATGTACGATCATCACAACAAACCACACCCCCCAGGACATCGAGAGGAACCGGCCCGCGATGGGAGCAGCGTTACATCAGGCCACTTATCCGATCAAAGTACTGGGACACGACTTCCGCAAGGATATCGGAAAGGACATGAATATCTGATGGATAGCGTAGGTCTGCGACTAATCAACACCCTGATCGAGGCCCAGGACATGGGGATCCTGGCCGACTACCACCTGACCAGGGACGATCTGTTCGAGGAGGCAGGCAAAGCCTTTGAGTGGATCAAGCAGTACATCAAGGATACCGGCGACTGGCCCTCTAGGAAGTCGGTTGAGGAGAACTGCATGGTGGATCTGCCCGACGAGGTAGACAATCCCAAGTACATTTGTGATGTGGTTCGCAAGCGGTCGATGGGCAAGATGATGCAGGCCCAGCTAAGGCGGGCCGCAGAGAAGTTAGAAGATCGAGATCCCGACGAAGCTTTGAAGATCGTGTCGGAAGCCACGATGCAGATCAAGCGAAAGCAAGTCCGCAGAAGTTCGGTGGTTAGTTATCGAGAGGACGGTGAACGCCGGATCGACACCTACGACTCTTTGAAATCCTTTGGAGGATATCGAGGCGTCCCGACTCCGTGGGAAGGATTAGACAACTGCATCCAGGGGTGGGTGAATGGTACGTTCAATGTAGTCACGGCAATGCAGAACACAGGCAAGACTTGGTGGTTAGCTAAGTGTGCAAACAACGCACTAAGTTTGGGGAAGCGTGTCGGATTCATAACTTTGGAGATGTCAGCAGAACGTATCGCCAGACGACTCGATGCGGTACAATATCAGATACCATTCCGTAAACTTCGAGATGGAGATTTAGATGTTGCAGCCGAAGCAGATTGGAAGTCGAAAGTTAGACGAGATACTAAAGGATCTGGAGACATCTTACTTGCCGACAAGATGCTCATTAAATCGGTGGATGACGCAACAAACTTTGTACTCGAACACCGGCCCGACATCCTCTTCATCGACGGCGGCTACCGATTTGAAGTTGTCGGAAAAAAAGGTTCGTGGGAACAGCAAGTCGAGATCGTTCGCCACTTGCAGATTTCAGCGGAAGCAACCGACATACCGTGGATCGTCTCGACCCAACAAGGGGATGCCAATGAGACTGGCCGAGAAAAAAAGCGAGGTCCGCACATGCGAGCCTGGGGTGTCCGCTACGGAAAAGAATGGGTCATTGACCCAGACGTGGTTCTCGGACTCTACGCGAATGAGGATCTCAGGCTTATCAACCAGATGGAAATTCACGTCCTCAAAATGAGAGACAACGCTGGTGATCATGCCGGTGAGTTGAAGATCAACTGGAACACAACGGAGATGGATTTCTCCGAAGTGCCGATGTCTGCACCTTCTACCTCAAGCCCTGCGTCCAGTCCGGCTGTCTCGTTTTAGCCTATAAAACAAGGGGTAAAAAAACTTTTGATTTTTTCTAAATCTCACTTGACAATGTAACCGATAAAGGTACAATAAGAGACATACAAGCGAGCAACAAACTTTGAAACAAGGAACAAACCAATGCTTTCTCCAGCCGAACAAGAACACCGAGATTTCACCTATGCGACTCCTGGCGATTGGGATCGTGAAGAAGCCCGCGAGCTAGGTCAGTTGCATCCCGAGCAACCGTGGATTCTTACTGACCGAGATGTGTGGCACAAGAATTCAAGTTACACCGGACCCCCTGTACCGCATCCCGAAGACGAGTGCTGGGAGCGTATGGGTGAGGAGCCACCGAGTTGCGATTGCCCCGAGACTCCTGTTTGTCATCAAGAACTCTGCGACGAGTGCCGTGCGGCATTCGAGGAAGATATGCGACGACAGCAATTGTTGGATGCCCCCGATCCTCCCTTTTAAGGGAGGCGGGAAAAAAAACTTTTGAGATTTTACTTGACAAGATTTCCGATAGCGGTATAATAAGAGCAGACAAAACGAAAACTTTGAAACAAGGAACCTAAGCTATGATTAACAACATTTCGCTAATGAAAGAGGGTCGCGTCCGAACGGAACTGATGACGGACATGGGAGGCATCAAAGTCTTTTCAGATAATCCTACGGAAGACCAACTCCGCATCGGAGTTCTCTTCCGAGTTGCGATGCCTTTCCTCCTGTTGGCAACGAGGCGAAAGATCGTCATGGACGATGTCGTTCTCCTTGACGACGAAGGAACGGATGACATCCATATCGATGTCAAGTTCACGGACTCGAAGGGCAACATCGAATGGCTCTGCTTTGTAGTGGACCGCAAGAGCGGGGACATTGAGAGGCACGATTTCCAAGGGGGTCCGTTCTCCTGGGGAAGCATTGATCCGATGGAGGACAATGATCGCTTTGACAAGAAAGTCATGGAGGCATGGGGAGATGAGTGATAAGCAATTACTATTGTTCGCAACTAAGAAGGGGGCCGCTCTCCAGGTGGAGATGCCCCAGAGATTTGACGAATGGCGGGAGTGCAGCAAGGGCGTGTGTCGGGCCGACATGCAGTACGGCGAGAACAGCAAAGAGTTCAAGCTAGCCAAACAGAGATGCGACAAACTATTCAAAGAAGTTCTGGAGGAGCTTCGTCAGAACATCATCAATGCCCAGTACGAGACGGAGATTGTTGAGGGGGGCTATTACAACAAGGAATCAGTTTATGCTGAAGATTAAGAAAGGTAAGCGAGGATACTACGTTGGACCCTTTGAGAAGAAGGACAGCCGGTTCCGCTGGGTCGGGCCGTACAGTACAAAGGGGGAAGCAGGCGAGGACATGCGTGGCCTTGCTAGGTTCCTAAAAATTAAGCTGACGAAGAAATGACATTTAACGATCTGATGGTCGTCTTGGACAAGATGGGTGTGGACACCAGCGGGATCTCAGCCAGCAGGCCGAACCAGATCCTGATCCCATGCATCCTGGCCGGACATACGCACAAGTCGGGGTCAGACAGCCACCCAAGTCTCTCGATCCGCTACGGGGATCCTGGGAAGTGGACGGTGTTCAAATGCTTCGCCTGCAAGAACCAGGGCAGGCTGTGGCAACTTGTGGACATGCTGGGACACTTCGAGGGCAACGAGGAGATCAAGCAGCTAGCTAACAAGCTGGCGGTAGACGACAAGCCCACCCTGACCAGCCAGATCGACAGCATCCACGGGATGGACGACTGGTTTTCTGAAAGCAAGGGCGGCATGCTCACGGTCCTCAACGAAGAGATCCTTGATCGATGGACTCCGGCGTGGGCATCGGACAGAGCAAGGGATTACCTTCAACTTCGCAAGGTGTCCGAGGAGGTCTGCACGGAGTTCGATCTTCGCTATGACGGTCGGGCCGACAGAGTGCTGTGTCCAGTCCGGCAGAAGAGCGGAAGCTTAGTCGGTGCGGTGGGCAGATTGCTGAAGCAGGGCGAGCCGAGGTACTGGAATTATCTGGGATTCCCTGCGGGCAATACCCTGGGGGGCGTTCACAAAGTTCGTCCCGAGGACTCGACCGTGGTGGTCGTCGAAGGATTCTTCGACATGCTGCGGGCGTGGCCGACGATGCAGCAGCTAGGTGCTAGCGTGGTGTGTACATGGCGGGCCGAGATGACAAAGATTCAAGCGGGGATCCTGGCGGGCCTGGACAAGAATATACAGTGCTGGTACGATCAAGATTCAGCTGGTGAAGCGGGCTACAAAATGGCCCAGCAGCAACTAGCTAATACCTATGGATTGCGACGAGCAACCTGGGGAGACCGTGATCTTGATGTAGGCGAAATGCCGGAAGAAAAGATCGTTTCCATTTTTAAATCTCTAAAAGGAGATCTGTTATGAGTAAGCCTTGGGAATCTGAGGGCGGGCTAAACACCGGCCTCGGTTCAGACAACAAAAGTTCTAGAGGGTCATCGAACCTTCGCTACTGGATGCCGAAGGGGGAAGAAAGAAAAATTATCTTTCTGACCGAAGGCAACAAAGCCCCCATCATCTGGGAGCATCAAGTCCGACTAAGTGGAGACTGGAGGAACTGGTTTCCGTCTTTGGAATGGTTGGGCATCTCACCCGACCCGCTGAAAGAGTTCAGCGAAGAGACCAACCAGTTCAAGCGTTACACTGGTTATGCGTTCACGATCATTGACACACATGAGTTCACTGATCGACAGGGCAACAAGCGAAGCAATCTCAAGAAGATCATGATTGCCAAGCGTGACACAGCCGAGATCCTCAAGCGTTTGTATCAAAAGCGTCTCGATAATGACGAGGGGCTTCGTGGTGCAATGTTTAATGTCTATCGAACTAACTCCGACAAATCGGCAGCAGTCGGTGAACAGTTTGAGTTCGAGAAGATGGTGGATCTTTCTGGCTTTGAGGACACAGAGGAATTCGATTGGAGCGAAGTCTTTGCTCCGAATGCCGAGAGGCAGGCCGAGGTAGTCGCTCAACTCCGTAGGGAGATGGGCTTGTCATCGGGAGATAAAAATCCCGAAGGCACCTCTGCCAAAGTCGAATACTAGACTCCTCCTTGTTGAAGGGTGGGTCGGTCGGTGTTTTTGGAATAGACCTCCGAACCGGCCCACCTTTATTTTCTCGAAAGTCACGGATGCAAAACTTTGTAGATACGGCCCGCGCCGAAGGCATGTTCGCCTGGGACATCGAACACAATCCCGACATCGGCCCGCACGCTGAAAACTTTGAACTCTATGGAATCTCTTTCGCAGCGGGGGACATCTCGTTCTATGAGCGGGACATCGATAAAGCGTTCGGATACCTGGACGTTTTGTTCCCTGAAGATATTGAAGCCATCGCCTGGAATGGCAAATACGACATCAAGTGCATTCACGCAGCTGGTTTCACAAAATACCCGAAGCGGTTTGTGGATCCGATGGTCGGACGCAATCTTCTTGACGACAACCTCAGTCCGCATGAGCTAGGACTCAAACCCTCGACCTTGGATGTGTTCGGTCACAAGATGGCTAGCTTCCAAGACTCTATCTCAGCGGGGCCGGACAGCGAGCAGTTCGCAACCTACGCCATTGAGGATGCAGTTTGGGAGTTGCGGCACTGGAAAAAAATGAAGCCCGAACTGGAGGAGCAAGGACTAATCAAACTGTTCGAGAAGATCTTGATGCCTGCGGCACTGGTCTTCTCGGACATGGAGCGGGCAGGGATCGGTTGGGATCTTGATGGTGCCCGTCGATTACTTCGAGGGTTCCAGGTACTCAGACGCAAAACAGAGAAAGAGATCTATGCAGACATCGGAGAACTGAACATCGACTCTGGTGATCAGATAGCAACTCGCCTGTTCAACGAGCTAGGCTATTCGACCAAGGGGATCGAGATGACCAAGAGCGGGAAGCGTTACTCAGTTGACACAGCAGCGATGAACACCCTGGCAGCTAGGTATCCAGTGTGTGAGAAGATCCGAACCTATCGGACAGCGACCAAGATGATCAACACTTACATCGAACCGCTGACCAGGATGCACCTCGCAGATCCGCATGGCCGAGTACATCCCACCTACTGGTTGGTATCTGCTACGGGCCGCACTCGATGCGAGAAGCCCAACTTCCAAAACATTCCCAAGTGGTTGACCAAAAAGAAAGAGTTCAAGCATTTGTCTCTTCGCGGCAACGTGATCGCACAGAACAACCGGAAGCTGATCATTGCTGACTTCTCACAGATCGAGTTGAGGCTAGTGGCTCACATTGCAGAAGACGAGAAGTTCCTTCATGCATACAACTCTTGGCATTGCAAAAGTTGCGGGGAGTCTGGAAGTCACAACGTCATTCTGCACAACTGCCCGAAGTGTGGAGTGTTCGAGGACGAACACAAAGGATTTTGGCACGGGGAGGACATTCATCAGCAGACTACGGATCTCGTTCCGGCCCTGAGAGGAGACCGCCAGAAGGGGAAGACTGCAAACTTTGCTCTGGTTTATTTTGCGACTGCGTTCCGCTTGGCATACGAGTATCCAGAGTTCAGCAAGGAGAAGTGGCAGCAGGTAATTGATCAGTACTTTGACAAGAACACAGGCTACATCGGAGTCCATCGGTGGCATCTGCAAATGCAAGATGTGTTGTGGAGAACTGCCGAGTGTCAAGACATTTTCGGCAGGCGTAGACGGATCCCGATGCATTCAGTTAAGAACCACACAAAGCATGCCCTGAACCAACTGATTAACTTTGCCCCTCAATCTAGTGCATGTGGAATGATGTTGTTGTCGATGTCGAAGCTTCGTCAAGAGTTTATTGACAAGGGGTGGTGGATGACGCAAGTCTTTCCAACCAACATGGTGCATGACGAGGTGGTGCTAGAAGTAGATCCCGACATAGTCGGTGAGGCAGTAGATATAACTAGGAAGCACATGGAGAACTGTGTACAATTGCGTGTTCCTGTGCGGGCCGACATCGACGTGTCAACTAGATGGGTAGAAGAAGAGTGAAGATTGCACGACTTGATCGAATGTTGTGGTTACCAATTCGGTTGGTAGACGACAAAAAAATAAAAGACGAGACCACGTTAGTCACTAAGAGCGACTACGCAGGTCGTCCTAAAAAACTAACTTTGTGGGAAACTAAAAACCTGGACGAGGAAACCTGGATCGGAGTTCCTCGTCGATGGGGGATGCAGCAGAAGTGGCTAACCCAGGGGTTCAGGATTATTGATGAGACTGTTTCTCTGAGTCG